TCGCCTGATCAGTCGTGCAAAGGAAAATGTAAATCCACGGCGGTGGCTCTTCCAAGGATTTCAACAGCGACGTGAATGCCTGTCTCGTCAGCGCGTGGACTTCATCAATGATGACCGCCTTGGTCTGACCGTCCAAAGGCTGATACCGGAAATCGTCGGTGATTTCCCGCATGTCTTCGATGCCGGTATATTTGGCTGCGTCGACTTCCGTCACATCCTGCTTCAGGCGACAGCCCATTTCTACAGCGGCAATCCGGGCAAGCGTGGTCTTGCCCACCCCGGACGGCCCTGACAGAAGGTAGGCGTGATTGAGCTTCTGCTTCAGGGATGCCCGGAATGAGCGAACCAAAACATCCTGCCCGATAACGTCCGCCCAAGTCGCCGGGCGATATTTATTGTAAAGCGATTCCATCAAACGTGCTCCATGATTCGGCCATCGGGCGTCAGGCAAACCGATGCGCGGCCCAAATTGACAATGTGCCCGCCTTGGGCGGCGCACGCCTTCTTGTAACGATTAACATCCGCTGACAGATAAAATGCTAACCACACAATGAAACACAACGCAGCAACGGGTATAAAACGCGCGACCCACTTCATCATTTGCTCCCTTCGATGGCTTCTGTTGCTTTGTGCGGGTCGCCCTTGCAGAAGATCAAGCAATACTGGTGGGACCGCCCAAGCTTCCGCGATCCTGAGAATTGCTTTCCTACTCTGATCGACAGCGACCCAACGGCGGTGATCAGCACCGCGTCATTGTAAAGCCGGAGCCCCGCCTGCTCGAAAGCGTAGATCGTTTCAGGCACCAACCCAGCGCAGTAACCATTCTTCTTGTCGCGCACTTCGCCCACCACGAATGCAGCAAAGCGGTTCTTCTTCAGCCGTGAACATGACGCCTTGATAATCTGCTCGTAGGCATCGCAAAACTTGTTCCACGACAGATTGGACAGGTCGGCTGGATCGTCGCTGTATTGCTCGAGGTTCCAATAGGGCGGGCAAGAGAAGACAGCGTCCTGACTTTCCTTCGCGACCACATTGGCGACGTCGCGAGCATCGCAGCAAACCCACCCCGGCATGGGCTTTTCGCAGATATCCTTCGCCTGCTGCTTGTTCGCGTCGATCTGCTCCTTTCGCAGATCACAGCCGAGATACTTGAAGCCCAATCGGGAAGCGACAATTCCGCGCACTGATCCGCCCGCGAAAGGATCAAGGATTTGCCCGCCCTTGGGAACAAACCACCGGTAGAACATTTCGCACAGCACAGGATCGAAGATCGATGTGCCGGTTTGCGATGCAGCACCACCTTCTGTGCCATCATACGGGTGAATGGTCGTGCCGAAACTCAACCCGTTCTTATGCGATGCTGACTGCTTGCTGCGATATGGATCGGTGGTGGTATTGAAGGTCAGCCCGCCCCGCAGATTTGCGGTCTGTTTGCCCGTGGTGCCATCGCCACGTTTGTAGCCTTTGTCGGTTTTGAAAAGCCACGCAGAATTCTTGCCTGACCCGCCACCCGGTATGGCCTTCTTGTTTTTGAATTCACCCTGAAGCGTTCCCGGCCCACCAGTGTTGAATGACGCGGCCTTCTTCGCCCGCTTCTTCGCATCAGGCTCGAGCACCGTATCGGAAAACTTGAGCAAATTTTCGCCTCGCCCGATCTCGCTTCTGATACCCAAAGACAACCACGCAATCTTCCGGGCTTGCCATTCACCCGATCTGCAATCGAGCACGGTGAATGGCGGCAGGCCGAATCGCTGCGACAAGGCCCCGGCCCCGCCTTCGACGAAGACTTCACCTTCCGCAAACAAGTCCTTGTATTCGGTCATGCTGCTGCCTTCCATGTATCAGTGCGGTAGACCGCCGCTTCCTGTTTCTCGTACAGATTGTTCCATACCGAGCATTCGACCACCAATGGCACATTCAAGAAATCGTAGTTCACCGACATCAATGTATCGACGGTCTTGTAAGCTAATTTGTCAAAGTGCTCTTCAGGGAAGATCATCCCGAAGTCATCGTGGATTTCTAGGATCGGCTGCAGGTCCCAATCTTCCTGCTCCGAAAGCTTGTTCATTCCGTCGATCACAATGTCGCACGCGAGCCCTTGCGGCAGCGTGTTGTAAATTTGATTAGGCGAAAGTGGTGCCCTGCGCCTGCGCCCCATCAGATTCTCTAGGTAGCCGGTCTTCTCATAGAACTTCTTCACCCGCTCCTGCCATTTGCGCACCCCGGAGAAGGTGTCCCAAAACTCGTCATACAATGCGCCGCACAATTCCACCGGCACGCCCACCTGCCGGGCAGCGGTATCCAATTGCGCCCCGAAGAACAGCGCGAAGACCCACCCGCCTTTCACCTTGGCATTGCGAAAAGTCTTCATCGCCTTTTTGTCTTCCAAGAACTTTTCGCCACCGACAGCGCGTGGATAGACGTAGGCAAGCTTGCCCGCCCATTCGCCGTGAACATCGTAGCCATCCCAAAGGGACTTCACGAAAGCCTTGTCCTGCGATTCCATCGCAATACAGCGAGCTTCGATCTGTCCATAGTCGACCGAGAAACCCACGTAGCCGGGCGGGGCAATGATCTGTTTGCGAACCTTCTTCCCTTCATCGTCACGAATCGGAATGTTCTGCTCATTCGGGTCTTCGGATGTCAGCCTTCCGCTTTCCGCGTAGTTGATGTTCAGCAGTGGGTGCAGCCTGCCATCAGGGTAGACAATCGGGCTGTCCTTGGTCCAAATGTATGTCGATAGCAACTTGTTCGGTTTCTTGTATTCCAGAATGCGCTTCGCAATGGGCCGCTTGATCGACAAAAGGACAGCTTCGGTGGCTTTGTACCCGCCATTCTTCTGCCTGCCCTGTGGAAGCTGAAGCACGTCGCGAAACAGCTTCACCGCATCATCAGGCGAAAGCGGGTTGAATTCCCGCCGGTATTCCTTCTTGAAAAGCTTGGCGTCCGGATCGCCCGCAATGGCAGCGGCAGCGCCGACAAGCTGTGATTCAAGACCCGCTTTTTGCTTGCGGGCTTCAGCGTCGTCAATCGGCACGCCCTTGATTTGCGTCAGCACCACAGTTGGTGCCCGGCGAATGTGCCACCGGTAGAATTTGAACAGCCCTTCGGCCTTCAGTCGCGCGGCCTGCTGATCGAAAAGCAGCCGGTGATATTTCGCATCGACGCCATTATAAAGCAGCACGTCGTCCAACGGCTGATCCGCAATCTTGGTGGTATCAACATTGGTCAGCGTTTTGATGTTGACCCCGAAGTATTGCAGCGTGAGAAAGCCCAAGCCTAAACAGCTTCGGTCCTTCCGCTTGTCCTTCTCGTCGATCTTCGCGCCAACGCGCTCGTCAAGGATCGCGGCCTGCGACATGCTGCAGTCCCACTTCCCTTGCCGCAGCATGAAGCGACCGAACTTCACCCCGATCCATTCCATCTCGAAGGGCAGGTTGTGGACAATCTTGCGACATTTGGAGATGAAGAATTCGTGCACCGCGTCTTGGATCAGCCGAAACACATCCTTCGGCCACGGATGCTTTGGGTGATCGAAGGGAAAGGCAATGGTCTTGTCGTGAAGCGATATCGCCATCGTGCAAATGTGCGCACCCTTCCGATAAGGGCGCAGGACCGATGTCTCAAAGTCCAAGCCCGCCTGATCGGCTGTGCAAGCCCGCTCTAAAAACTTGATGATCCTTTCCGCAGCGCGGGGCATATCGGGGGTAATAATTTCCACATCGTCGAAGACCTGCTTCTTGGAATGCACCGCAGGATCAGGCAGCGATTCCACTTCATCGAATGCGTGTCGCAAATCCAATCCGAAGACGAAACCTTGCGCGGAATTTTCCCCACCTACCCGAAGCACGCCCGATGGATGCAGCATCGGATAATACCAGCAGGTATGCTTGCCGATCTGAATTGGCAGCCTGCGGCCCCGCCACTTGACAATCCCGGCCTGTCCTTGCGCCAATGCGTGGCCAATCGCCCAAGACAGGGGCACATTCCCCATTCCGAAGATCGCTCGGGGCTTGGTCTTCTCGATATCGCGCACAATGGAAGGGCGGCAGCATTCAATGGCGATCTGATCCGGCGTTTCGTTATCGGCAGGCCGAGTTCGAACGACATTGTTCCAACGGATCGCCACCCCATCCGGCACATGATACCGAAGCAACTGCCCGGATCGCCCTACGAACTGCTTGCCTTCGTAATCCTCATCAGCGCCGGGTGCTTCGCCCAAGATATAGACCAAGGGCTTCCCCGATCCTGAAGCGGGCATGTGCGGGTTTGCATTGTCCTTGATCTTGTTCAGCGGACACGCCTTGCATTCCATCTTGTGATACAGGTCGATGGATTGCTGCTCTTTGTCGACTTGTGGTTTCACATCAGCAAAGGACCATCCCATTACGGCGTCACCGCTACGACATAGCCACTGGTCTTATCCGGCATGACGACAAAGCATTCTTCAGTAATCAGGAATCGAGCGCCCTTCGCCAAACCCTTCTGAACCCGCTCGGTCATCAGGAATACCGACACAGCCGGGTGCTTCTGGTCGAGCGCCATCTTTTCGTTCAGTTCCCCGGCAGCAATGTTGATTGACAGAAGCAACAATTCACCGGCGATCTCAAACGCGACCTTTTCCGCCGCATCACCGATCAGAACCTTCACCCGATCCAAGGCCGGGCGAAGCTTACTCGGAATATCCACCGACTTGGACCAAGCCTTGTCAGGCAACAGCCGTTTCAGATTGCCGACAAAATCCGGCGCTGCTTCAGGATCAAGCAGCCGGGAAAAGATGCGGGTGCCATTTGGAGCGACCGCCACCACGCTATCGTCATACACAAACAATTCACCTTCATCACCACAAATAGAAATCACCTGCTCGCAGAAGGGCAGCGGCAAAACCAGCTTGTCAGTGAATGGGTGCTTCTTCCCAAGCGGAAGGTCCGCCCATGCAACAGTCGCCCGATCTGTCGCATAGACCCCGAGCGTGTCACCCTTGGGAATGAAGCAAACACCGAAGTCTTCCTTCGCGGCAAGCTTCATGTGGGCCAGAGCAGCCGGAAAGTCAGCCTTAAAGGCCCACGGAGCCGTGTCGTCGCCTTCAGGGAAAGCCCAATAGGCGTCAGCCGGGGGAAGGATAGGCAACCGGGAACGATGGCCCGACAATTTCAGCCCCAAATGATCCTTGCCTTCGGTTATTTCGGCCTTCTTGGCGAGGGACTTGTCGACCAATCCAAGCAGCAGCGTTCCGGTCAACCCGCCCTTGAAATCAGTGGCCAAGGGCACCTCGATCCCGATGACATCATTGTACGCGGTCACATGCTTCCCATCGAACCAGAAGCACAGAAGCGCGGTAATAGTGGTCTTCGTTCCCAATCCGGCTTTCGCGACCTTCAGGGCTTCCAACAAAACTTTTCGCTCAATAATCATTCGTGTTCCCCTATCGAGTCGACTATTTCTTCTGCCAATTTTCCGAACACATCAACCGCATGATGACACGGTCGATTTCGCACTGGACCAAGTTGGTCAAGGCAAATCGCGGCGCACGTACCTTGGCCCGTTTCGAACTTCCCACTTTTACAAAGCACCAAAGCTACCCGCCTAATTCTGTCACTCATCCCTGTTCCTTTCAAAGCACGTTAAAGAAAACAGCACCACGTGTGTGGCCGTGCCGCTGCATGAATTCCCAAGCCTTCCGGTCATAGTTGGGACAGGAATTGAATGGGGCCTCGAACCTGGTCTCCCTAGCAAAGTCATACGGACTGGTTTCCACGGTGACATTGGCCGGGAACTTCTGCGCACCGTGTCGGCTTTTCAGACCCACAGCTACCGCACGGATTTCAGATTCGGGAAAAGCCTTCCCCAAACAGCGAGCGAGCATTCCCGACCCCATCGCGCACCAGATTTCAGGCGGATCACCGCCGAGCCGATTGCAAAGCCGGTGCGATAGAAAATTGACGAACGGTTCTTCCGCATCCGGAACGTCAAAGCCTAAGTGCAGGAATTGAGCGTCGACCTTTTCGGCATAGGCCCGCGCCTTGGCCTGAACATTGGTCATGTATCCGGGGCGAACGAACTGCAGATTGGCCCCGTTCCTTCGTGCTGCCGTCTGCCGGGGGTGCAATTCAGCCCGCGCTGCATAAAACAGCGTCACCTTCTGATTTAATCGCTTCCCGATTTCAGACAGCGCGAAAGCTGCCCCACCGCAGAATGGCCCGCCATATACCAGTTCACGCCCTTCTTCGATGATGTAGGGAAGGAAGCGCATCTTGGCCCCGCCCGGCAACAGGTCTTCACGAACGACATCAACCCGCCCCCACTTACCCTTGTGCTCCTGAATGACCGGTCGGGTATCCATTAGAAACCGCAACCGTCGATATGGCTTCTCGCTCATGGCCTACCTTTTCGTTTGAAAACAGTTGGAGCATACCCAATCAACCAAAAGAAAAAGAATGATCCCGCAATCCACGCAAATACAACAACCATCACCCAATCGAATGCTGTCATTTTGGTTTCTCCATCAGCAGCGACGGTTTCCAATACGCATCCAACCCCTTCTTCAAAGCTGCTAGTGCGGTGCCCCGCTTCAGGCGAAGCATGTAGTCAAGTTGCTCGGGATAATCATCGAAGATGACCACCTGAACCACCACGCCCGCGATTGATACCACCGAGCCGGTGGAAAGGTGGCCCACGACGTGTTTGCTCGCCGCTGCATACCACGGCGTATAAACATCGCGGTGATGCCGCCAAGTTTCCTCGCCTATCACATCCACCGGCGCTGAAGCCCGACCCCTTGGACTTCCACCTTCCATGCTGCGATTACCAATCACAAGGAATTTTCCAAAGGCTTCCCACACATCCCTGATTTCATCACAGACGGACTCTTGCTCACCGGACAGTCGCTTCGATCTGTTTTTGTATTTGGCAATCCATGTCAGCGAATCCAGACGGGGCTCCTTCGGCTGCCATTCATTCCCGGTCTTCTCCAATGCCTTGGTCAGCGCAGCGCATTCGATAGACTCGTGGCCGAATTGGGCGAAGGATTCCGCCCGGAAGGCCAAGGCGAAGCGACTGACAAATTCCCGCGATGTAGCGTCTGATTTGACCGCCAAATATCGGACGCAAAGTTGCTCGATAAACTCGAACAGCTTAGGCGAAACCACAGCCTGCAGTTCCACTGTGACTTGCTTGGCATTCCGGGCCTTTTTGGCCCCTTTCAGCAAACGGCGCTCATCGCGCGTCTTGTCCTGATTTGCTTGCACTTTTGGGACTCCCTCTGTCCTACATACTTTCGGTCACTCAGGCCCCTAATTATACCGCCCGTATGTAGAGGGTGATGGGCGGGAATGGGGTCGTTCGTGAAAACCTCTCCCACCGCCAATCAAGGGATGTCTTCCCGGCCTCGGGAAGCCAAGTGGGATCGGGTGACGGCCAGCCAACATCCTAGCGTGCGCTACTGGTGGGAATGGGACAAAGCGCGAGACTCGAGACCTGAAAGCGGAAGCGAGGTCCCACAGCGGTGAATGCAGCGTTGGCCGCTGATAGCTTGTCCGAGACTCCTACCCGAGCTGCATCGGGGAATGGATGACGGGTGACGTCCGAATTATACGATGTCGCTTCCGTCTTTGTGGTCCGCTCCCATTAGGGTACTTCGGTACTCCAGTGGGAAGCGGACGCTTTGACGGATTCTGAACCGATTGCCGATTGTCAAACTAGACTGAACCTCAACTGAACTGAACCTCGCGTGCGTGAGGAATACCGAAGTGGAAACAGCAAAGGAGAATTACCTGTGGAAAGACGACTACCGAAAACCAGTCTCGGTCCGACTGTTGCTCAGCAAGACAAAGCAATGGATCGAATGAAGGGTAAGACCAAATCAGTGGTCAAACCCACCTATCTTCAAAAGGTCAGGGAAAATTATGATCCCGATGACAAACTCGTGTTGCAGGCCGCGAAAGCACCAAAGCCCCAAGATGTGCAATCAACGCCGATGAGCGACGGATACAGCCCGCAAAGACAACATGTCACATGGTTCGAAGGAATCAAGCTCGGCCTGCAATATCGCAGGAAGAAGCTTTCAGACGGGGAAGCCCGCCGCTATTTCATCGGCTATGTGCAAGTGGCGTATGTTCGCTTCCATGATGGCGGGAAGATTATGGTCTGCGGGATTCATCAGGATCGCGCATACGACCGGGAATTTGAATCGGAAGAAGCGGCCCACAAATACATCGTGGCCGAACTGAAAGGGACAGCGGTATGACCATCGAATTCCCGGCACTAAATGATGACCTGCGAGAAATCTTGGGGAAGCCCAATTTTTGGTGCGGTCCCATCGCCCACGCGGCCCGCAACGATGGTGCAGAAATAAAGCCCAAAGCTGAAGACGAACAGGCATTCGTGCTACACCTGATGCTGACTTACTATTTTCGCGATCCGATCACTTGGCGTGATGCCTTTGGTGCGGAATTGGTTCGCCTGTCTAAATTGGAAAGGCTGATGAGATGACCACGCAAAGCCCCGGCCACTGCAAGCATGGGTACATCAATATGCCTTGTGGTTTGTGCCGCGAAGAAGAAGACGCTGCCCTGCGGGATTTAATGGCCCGCGATGAAGGTAAAAAGCACCAGTCCAAACAGGACGGGTGGAAAGCCGGGTGGGATGCTGCCGCGAGCATGTTTTCCGGCATCCTGACAAGTGGCTTGACCGACAAGATCGAGCAAGCGGTCCACGACATGGTCTACGACCATTTCAATAAAGCCAGCGATGAGATCAGGGCAATGACTCCAGTCCGCGATCTGCGGCAGCAAAAGGTTGTCGATTGGGGAATCGATGCCTTCGGCAAGGATCACATGACCAGCGTCGAACAGCGCGGCCTGCGAATGGTCGAAGAAGCCATCGAAGCGGCACAGGCAGCCGGGTGCGACCCCGCTGCGCTGCACCATTTGATCCTGTATGTTTACTCAAAGCCCGTGGGCGATCTAAGGCAGGAAGTTGGCGGCACACAGGTTTGTCTTATGGCGCTGGCGAATGCGGCAGGCTTCAGCGCCGACCAAGCAGAGCAGCAAGAGATCGAGCGGGTGATTTCTCAGCCTGCCGAGCATTGGGCTGCCCGCAATCGGGTAAAGAACGAAGCCGGATTTGTAGCCGGTGCATGGCAAGGAGAAAAGAAATGACCACTTTGAAAGAACTGCGCGATCAAGGAACTGTCGGTGCCGATATGAGCCCCGGCGATCCAGTTTGTGCGTGGGCCGCTGATGAAATCGAGCGCCTGCAGGCCGAGCTCAGAGCGAAGTCAGATGACCACTACCGTGTATTCCTTCTGCAAAAACACTTGGCAGATGACTACAACAAACTGACGATGAAGTTCCTTGAATGCCGGAAGGAATGCGCGGAACTGCGGGCCTGCCTTCGCACAATCGCGACGCTCGCTGCGGAAAATTCGGTTCCCCGCCCATCCTGAAATACCGAACGTATGTTGAGAGTATGGATGAAAAATTGCTTCAGCAATTGGGGAAGATGTCTGCCGCTGAACTGGACGAGCTCATTGCGTTCGCCAAGGACAAGCGGAAGGGCAAGAAGCGTCCTGCCAAATTGCAGGGCGATGATTGGCTGTTCGATGGCTTGGCTGATTTCCTGATCAATCACGGTAAGGTCAACGGCAATTGGCGTTATTCAATTCAGCAGAACGAACGCTACCTGATCTACCTGAAGAAGCGGGATGAAGCCCAAGCCTTCCTTGCCGAGCTGATACCCGAAGGCGACAGCCGGGCAAGGGCGCAGCTAATGCGTCTTGTGGCAATTGCCCTGTCTGATCTGCTGACCGAGCGACAAATCTTTTATCCGTCGACCATGTTGTCACGTGTCGATCTAATCCCTGAAGCCATTGACCGTGCATTCCCCGGCTACGTGCAGGCCGGGCTGTTCCGATCCATCCTTTTACCCGACGAAGAAAGGCCGAAGAAGATGAGCCGTGACCGCTTTGAGTTAGTGAACGGGAATCGCATCCTTGATACCGAGACGCACGATGATGTGCCAAAGGACAACCGTGACATCGTCCGATTTCTGAATCACCTTGTCGAAGAAAAGGCACAGTCAGATCGTGGCAGAAGATAAGCTTACCACTTCCCTTCAGGAATCCGTCCTGACGCTGATCTGTTGCGATGATCGGCGGGGCGCGATTGCGGCCAATCAGATCGATGTAGAATTATTCGAACCACCCTACGATGATATCGCCAAGCGGGCGATCAGCTATCGCAAGCGATTCAAGAAGCCACCCGGCCTTGCTCACCTTGACGATCTGTTCGACCATATCCTTGGCGATCCTAAATCGAAGCGACACCATGTCTACAAGCAGGTGCTTCAGGGGATCAGTGCGCAATCGCAGAACCTGAATGCCGAATATGTTCTGTCTCGGGTTCAGGATTTCCAAGAGCGGCAAAGCCTGAAGGTCGCTGTCCTTGATGCAGCCGAAGCCTACAAGCGGGGCGGGGATGATCTCGTCACCAATGTCCGCACCATTCTGAACGACGCGCTGAAGTTTCGGGAAGACACGAACGACAGCGGTATCTTCCTTGGGGATCGGAAGCAGGTGCTTCGCGTGCTGACCAATCCCCGGCGCACGTCCTACAAGCTTGGCATCAAGGAACTGGACCGCCTTGGCTTGGGGCCGACACAGGGCGAAGTGCTCGCCTTCATGGCCCCAAAGGGCGGGGGAAAGACTTGGTTCTGCATCGAGGCCGCTGTCCGATTGCTTCAGCAACAGGCGAAGGTGGTCCACATCAGCTTGGAAATGTCGGAAGAACGGCTGGTGCCCCGCTACATGCAGCGCATGTTCGCCATCTCGAAACGCAACGAGAGCTTTTCTGTTGCCAATCTCGAGATGGATGATCAGGGACGGGTGGTCGCTCTGAAGCAGCGGCGATCCCGCGCTCGCCTTTCCCTATCCGACAAGGACATCTACGAAAAGATCGGGGCGAAGCTTGACCGCTTCGGATCGCGTCTGTCCAAATTGGTGGTCAAGGAATTCCCGACAAGCACCCTGTCCATCGATCAGGTCGAAGCCTACCTTGATGGACTGGAACTCAGCCACGGCTTCAGCCCGGATGCTTTGATCATCGATTATCCAAAGCTGATGAAGCTGCCGCGCAATCAGGAATACCGGTTGGCGGTCGGCGGAAACTTTGAGGCACTTCGTGGAATGCTCATCCGGCGCAATCTTGCTGGCATCTTCCCGATCCAATCCCATCGCGAAGCGGAAAGCGCGAAGCTCATCACCGGGCAGAATATCGGGGAAGACTACAGCATGGGGCAAACCGCCGACATTCTGATCACTTACAATCAGACCCGCGCGGAGCACGCTGCCGGATTGGCCCGGCTGTATGTCGATAAGGCAAGGAATGAAGAAGACAAGTTCGCGGTTCTGATTGCACAGAATTACAAGACCGGCCAATTCTGTCGCGATTCAGCTTGGGTGCCGGGAAACTATTGGCGCAGCCTGAAAGAGCTCACAGGGAAGGGCGAAGAATGATCAGTAAGGAAACGATGGACGCAGTCTGCTCCGATTGCGCCTTGTATGGTAAAATTATGATGCACCAAGCGGGCGGGGAACCTATTGACCACCTGACAATGGTCACCGCAATATTCCTGAAGGCTGCGTGCGCCTTTGCGGTGCTGCGGAATTGGGATGAAGCCCGCACGCTGAAACGGGCACAGGAAATGGTGCGCGATCATCTGCCCACCGCATACAAGGAAGTCAAAGCGGACTACGAAAACCTGATGAAGCAGCAGGCAGGGGAAGCAAAGCATTGATCACAGAAAGACCAGTCGATCCCGGATGGTATTGGGCGAAGTTCAAGCATGAAGGGGCGAAGCCTGAAATCGTGAAGGTTGAAGGCCCGCTCAGTTGGTCGCCAATGCAGACCACCAAGCGGGCGGGGCGGGGCGGGGCCTACTTCCTTGGGGAATTCGATCTCATCCAAAAGATCGACGATCTGACCTGATGCTGCATCCCCTCGCGATCAAGGAATTCCTGGCTCGCAAGCATGATGACCATTCGTGGCTGAAGAAGATTCCCGAAAAGGAACTGGACCGACAGCTTCGTGACCTTCGCTTCCACGCGGTGCGTCGCGACAAGCCCTTGGACATTCACCAGAAGGTGATGATCCTGCTGGGGATTGCCTACCCGCGCTTCGCCTTTTGGGCCGCAATGGGATCAGGCAAGACCCGCGTGATTCTGGAATTGCTGAACTACTTTTGGCAGCGCAACCAGTTCAGCCGGGGCTTAGTGCTGATCCCATCTGAAAGCGGGGTCTTCTCATGGGTCGACCAGATTGAAGAATGGGAAATCGACATCCCCTTCCTGCCGCTCGGCAATGGCGGCACCGATGAAAAGCGCGATCAGATTGAAGACTTCGACGAAGGATTGATCCTTGCCACCTACAACGGGGCCATGTGGCTGTTTTCCAAGCGGCACAAGAAGGAGCGCCGCAGGATCAATAACATTTACCGGGCGAAGAAGTTCGGTGCGACGATTGATGCAATTATCCCCGATGAATCGACCAAGCTCGGCAATCAAGATTCCCTGATCTACCGAATCTGCCGGGCAATGATCCGGGCCGAAGATGGTCCGAAGTTTGTCTGGCCCTTGGCGGGGCGACCATTCGGACGCGATCCTACGATGATGTGGTCGCAGCAGTTCCTAGTCGATGAAGGCGAGAGCCTTGGCGACACCTTGGGCCTGTTTCGCGCGGCCTTTTTCGATGAGAAAAAGGGCTGGTTCAAAATGTATGACTACAAATTCAAGGAAGAGCTGCGGCCCAAGCTGACCGAGTGCATCGGGCACCGCTCGATTTCCTATTCCATCGGTGAGTGCATCACGCTTCCGAAGAAGGTGCCCATCAAGCGACATGTCGAATTGCCGAAGTCCACCCGATCCTATTACGAAGACGCGGTGAAGGCTCTGTGGCAGGCGCGGGGCGACATGACCAAAGCCGAGAACGCCTTCCTGCGGATGCGGCAATTGTCGTCGGGCTTCCTTGGTACCAAGGATGACGAGACCGGCGAAAAAGCCGAGCTGACCTTTCCGTCAAATCCGAAGCTCGATCTGTTGATCGACTTGGTGACTGAAATGCCGGAAGACCGGAAGTTCGTGGTCTTCCATGACTTCACGCACAGCGGTCGAATGATCAGCGCCGCCATGAAGAAGGCGAAGGTGAAGACCGAGTGGATATGGGGCGGCACCAAAAACACGCAGGATATCCTGCGCCGCTTCAAGCGTGACCCATCGCTCACAGGACTGGTCATCAATTCCCGAATCGGATCGATGGTGCTGAATTTGCAGATCGCCAATTACATTTTCTATTTCGAGTCACCGGTCGGTGCGATTGACCGCGACCAGTCGGAAGCGCGGGTGTGGCGCAAGGGTCAATTGCTGCCCTGCTTCATTTACGATCTGATCTGTCGGGGCACCGCTGATCAGAAGATTCTCGACTTCCATTCCGAAGGGACCGGGCTCCTGAAGGCCCTGCTTCGCCACCCTGAAATCTTGGGGCGCAGGCCCGCCTGAAGCGGCCCCGGAAGCCAGTAGGCCGGAAATCCCGGCAGACTGCCGAAAATGGCCCCGCAAGCTCTTAGGAACACTTCGTAATTTAGCTCTTGCACGCCAATCGGTAACATTCCATATTAACTGCGCTGAACGGCGGGCATGGAAACCCCGCCCCAAGCACAGGGATCAGAAGGCCCCCAAGCAGCCCCGGAATTGGCATCCGCTTTCTGCACCGCGCCTGCCGCGCGATTAGTCGAAAACGGACCAAGCTCAGGCAGGACAAGATACCCCGATAAAAGGGCGCGGTCCAAAACCCCGGAAAGGCCGATCAGCAGCGCCGGGAGAAGAACGGAAATCCAGACGGCGAGCAGTGTCCAAGCGACCGCGAAAGGAATCAGGGAAAGGCCCAAGCGAGCGCCCTGATCAATCGGTAGCCAAAGAGCAGAGATTTCCAGAAATCGAATCACATATCATTTGCGGATTCAGCGGGCCGGATTTCCACCCGGCCTGCCCCGCCAATCTTTTGCATTTGGAAACATCAAAAGGATCAAACAAAATGAAACGCACCATGACGCTTACGCTTTCAATCGAAGTGGAAGATTTGCCTGACAGCGAACTGAAAGAGATCGCGATTGAGCAATTGGGCTGCGACAGTGTCGAAGAAGCCGGGCTTGGATCGGTCGCGACCTATTCGGCTCGTGAAATTGCTGCGAACATGGTCGACGCCATGAACAACACCGACTGGCAGGCCGAAGGGGTGTGGGCGGGCAGCGAAATGTTCGCCAAGTTTGGCAAGATCGAATTCACCAAAGTGGAGTGGAACTGATGGCCACGAAGAAACCGACAGCGCGAATGGAATTGATGTACGGACGCTACGTCGACCCCCGGCACGAAAAGCGGGCCTTCCGCAAAATGGGAATGTCCGATCTGATCTACCTTGCTCATTGCATGGGGGAAGCTGCGGCGATGCGATCCATTCCGCGCCACCAGATCAATCCCTTCCCACCCGGCGAGCGGCGCGACGCTTTCGACCGGGGCTTCTTGCAGGCCGACCCGATGGGCGAATGGATGGGGCGCAACCAATGAAGATCACCCTGACCACAAACGACCCGGCTGAAATCCTGAAAGCCCTTGCCGACGAGGCAAGGCGACAGGCCGAAGGTGAATTCAGCTTCGCCCGGATGGCCCACACGAAGAAGGTTTCAGAAGCCCGAATGAATCGGGGCTTGGCCCTGAAGGACTTTGCTTCCTTCATCGATCAAATCAAAACCGGAGAATGACATGAAGAATAAAGCAGCCGCCGACATCGAAGCCGATAGGCTGAAGGTGCTTGCACATGCCACCCGCTTTGCGTCGGTGGCATTTCGCGGTCGCGGCAAATACGACCGCGTCGAATCCGATACCCTTGAGCAAGCGCGGGTGGCAGCATCCGAGCTTTATTTTGACCGGCCTGTCACGATCTACGCCATTGCCTACAATTTGGATGGCGCATCGATCCGGACAGCCCACATCGAAAATTGGAGCCCAAAATGACCACTTACCTTTTACTTTGCGGTGGATCGGTCGCGGTGCCGCAACTTTCTGCAACGGTGCATGAATTCATCAGTCAGAAAGACACAATTGCCCACGCCAAGGAAATGTCGAAGGCGATTGCCGGTCCGAACGTCTACCGCTTCAGCCTGTGGCTGGGCAAAACTTGCGTTGCTGATTGGCGGGTCGATCAAAAGCCGACCGTTATTGATTGCCCGCACTGAATTGAATTCTGGAAACATCAAAAGGATCAAATCAAATGTCGACTTTCAATCTGTCTGAGAAAGCGGTGCTTGCGAACTTCACCATTTCCCGGTGGGGCGGTCAGCGTCTCGACGAAACGGTGACCAAGGACACCAATACCCGGCTCGCCAATGGCAACGATGTCGGATCATACCGGAAGAAGCTTCTGCCACCGAAGGCCACCCTGAAGATTGACACAATCGTTTATGCGGCCCGCAATTATCACCGGGCGAAGACGCAGCCGTGGCTGGACGACGGCACGCGGGTGCTTCCTTCGACATTGGCAATGGAATACGCCGCGAAGATTCACGAATTTCAATCCGACTTTGGTTCAGCGGTGGACGAATTCATCACCCACGATTATCCCGCCCACTTGCGGTCGGCACCCCGCCGCATGGGGTCGATGTTCAAGAAGGAAGATTATCCCACCCCGGAAAGCCTGCGGAACAGCTACAGCTTCAGGTCACTGATCTTGCCGATTCCAGATGCCCGCGATTTCCGGGTGGGTGGTATCGACCTGAATGAAGCGAAGAAGGAAATTGAATCGGCTATGGGCCAGATTCACGATCAGATGCTGCAAGATATCGGCCTGCGGATTCAGGATACGGTCGGCCACATGGCTGAGCGTCTGAAGAAATACAAACCCGCAGCCGGTAACAAGAAGGCGGAGAGCAGCTTCAAGAATTCGCTGGTCGAGAATGTCCGCGACTTGGTGGCGCTGTTGCCGCACTTCAACCTTGACGCCGACCCGAAGCTTGCCAAGCTGATTGACAGCATCGGGAAGAACTTGTGCAAGCACGAAGCTGAAGACTTGCGCTTGGACAGCAGGCTTCGCACCAAGGTCGCCAAGTCGGCGGACGAAGTGCTGAAAGCCATTTCCGACTACATCGCCTAACCAAAACAAAAACATGCGCTACATTCTGCAATTTGCGGCAATCGCGTTCGCGGCAAAGTGGGTATTTGCTGCTGCGCACCTTTTCCAATCCATTGCCGACGCGATTGCGTCGGTGAATGGCATTCACTGATCAACCAAAGCTGGGTTGGAAACCCCGGCTTCGATCTTGAAAGGATCAAATTCAATGTCTGACATGACACTTGCCATCGCGACAGAGTGCCTTCTCGCCAATGTCGCGGCGAACATTCCCACAATGCTTTGGTCACCACCGGGCGTCGGAAAATCCGACACCGTCCGCTATGTGGGAAGTCTGCTCAAATGCTCGGTGATTGACTTCCGGGCAGCCCTTCGCGACCCGGTCGATTTGCGGGGCCTTCCCTTGGTCGATGCCAAGTCAGGCACGACCCGCTGGCTTCCGCCCGCCGAGCTTCCGCAGGAAGGCCGCGACGGGAAGAAGGGTATTCTGTTCATGGACGAGCTGAATGCAGCATCCCGGATGATGATGGCCGCGTGCTTTGGATTGGTCCTTGAACGGAAGGTGGGCGAATATGTCCTTCCCGATGGCTGGGCAATCATTGCGGCGGGCAATCGCGTGCTTGACCGGGCCGCAGCCAATTCCATGCCGACCGCCTTGCGGAATCGGTTCGCCCATCTGACCATCGTGCCCGATTTACAAAGCTGGTGTGAATGGGCCGCACGGGTGGGCTTGCACCCATTGGTCACCGCCTTCGTTCGCTTCCGCCCTGAATTGCTGCACAAGATGCCGGAAGGCGAGGAGAACAGCTTCCCGACCCCGCGTGCATGGGAACGGGTGGCGAAGATTTGCGATGCGAAGGAAGGCATCCGCCAGCATCTGGTATCAGCCCTTGTGGGCGACGGCCCGGCTGCGGAATTCGAGGGCTTCATCCGGGTATGGAAGAACCTGCCGTCGATCAACGACATCCTCGCCAATCCCCGGACGGTGCACTGCCCTTCTTACGATGAGCCCGCTCAGTGCTACGCCTTGGCGACAGGCTTGGCTCGCCGCTGCGACAAATCCAACTTCACAAATGCGGTGGCCTACACGGATCGGTTGCCGCGCGAATTCAGCGTGATGTTCGTGATCGATGCCATCAAGAAGAACCCCGATCTGAAGAACACCAAGGCATTCACCGGCTGGTTCGCCCGCAATAGCGACGTCCTGATCTGAAAGGAGATCAAACAATGTTGTGGATGGTTATTCAAAAACCAAAGCATCGATACGTGATGATTCAGAATATCCGATGCACAGTGATCGAAGCTCGATCAGGAAGGGCCGCGATTCACCAAGCCAAGATAAGAAACTTCATCTGTGACAGAGACTACAGGCAACCTAAAGCAGTTCAGATCACAGCCGATTTGGACCTGTGGTTCTGAAAGGATCGACCATGACTACTTGGATCATTTCCCACCAAACCGCCTTCTCTTGGTTTTGGTATGGCTTCGCAGCAGCGCAAGTGCTGAACCTTTTCTTCGCACTGATCAAAGGATCAAGAAGATGAAACCACAAGCAATCGACCCGCGCATGATCAAAGCGCGGACATCGCTGATTCACCGCCACCCATTTTGGGGAAGCTTGGCGTTGCATCTGCAAATCGTGGAAGACCCATCGGTGGAGACAATGGCTGTCGATGGGAAGCATTTGTTCTACGCCCCGAAGTTTCTGGACACATTGACGCAGGCGCAAATCGAAGCGGTGATCGCGCACGAAGTTTGCCACTGCGCTTACAAGCACCATGTCCGCAGGGGCAGCCGCGATTTTGAATTGTGGAACGAAGCTTGCGACCACCCGATCAATTTGGACTTACAACGAGCGGGCTTTGATTTGCCGAAGCCCAATCTGTGCGATCCTCAATATGATCGGATGTCGGCTGAAGAAGTCTTCGCCATCATTGCCAAGAAGCAGGCCGAGCAACAGAAGCAGCAGGGCCAAGGCCAAGGGCAAGGGCAGGGCGCGGCAGGAAGCCCGCAGCCGGGCGGGCAACAGCCGGGGCAATCCAAGCCCGGCCAAGGGCAAGGACAGCCCGGAAAGGGCACGATTCGCGGCCCTGCGGGCATGGGAAAGGTGCTTGACGCGGCCCCTGAGCATGATCAGGCGGCAACGGCCAAGGAAGAAGCCGAGTGGGACGTTCTGGTTCGCCAAGCCCTGTCGGTGGAAGCGGGTCGCAATGCCGGAAAGCTGCCCGGCAATTTGGCCCGCATGGCTGAAGCGGTGAAGCAACGGCCCGTCGATTGGCGGGAAGTATTGCACCGCTTCGTCGATAGCCGAGCATCGTGGGACTATTCTTGGTCCCATCCCAACAAGCGCATGTTGGGTGGCGGGATCATTTTCCCCGGCACCGAGCCTGATGGGATCGGCAAGCTTGCGGTGGTCCGCGATACTTCAGGATCGATTGACCGTCGATTGGCGGGCCGCTTCAATAACGAACTGCAAGCCATCCTAGACGATGGATCGGTATCTGAAGTGGTGATGATCGATTGCGACGCTTCCGTTCGCGATGTTCGTCATTTTCAGATGGGCGATCAGATCAGCATGGAAGTCAAAGGCGGCGGTGGCACCCGCTTCTCACCCGCCTTGGAATGGTTGGCACAAAAGGAAACCGACATTGTTGCGATCATCTATCTGACCGATCTGGATTGTCGCGACTTCGGACCTGAACCGAATGTGCCGACCCTGTGGGCTGCCTATGGTCCGAAGGCCCGCAACAGTGTGCCCTTCGGGGAAAAGATCATTCTAATATGAAAGGAAGGTAACCAATGACTATTTTTGAAGCCCACAAAAAGTGGCGGGATGCTTACGCTGCTTGGGTGGACGAAGCCCACGTTGTGCTTGGTCCAAGTGCCCCGGTGAAAGCAATGCAAGGTGAGCCGGGCACCGAATTGCGTCGTTTGTATGATGAGGTTGAGGCGGCAGCCAATGCGTATGACGCTGTCGCTCGTAGCATTCCTTTGTCTGACTGAAGTTTGGAAACATCGAAACCAAAAAGAAGGCACCCAATGCGTAAAGTTCACGTGACGTTTGAATGCTTGGAGAATGTGCTCGGGCCAATGCTGCTCGATATCACCGAGCGACCAAATACCCGGATCATCCAAATGAAGGCGATCAGCGAACGACCGCCGACAGAAAACAAGCCCGCCAAAAACAAAACCGGTCTTTCCACAAGGGAAGTGATCGAAGACCTCGCCATGAAGAAGAAGGGAAAGGGCTTCACCATATCGGAAGCGAAAGCGGCCTTGGAAAATCATGGCTTCTCCAAGTCCACCGTCTACCCGCTGATCACAGACATGAAGAAGGCGGGAATAATCGGTGACGGTATCGACAACAACTACATTTCACTGATGGGGAAATAAATGACACGGAAGATCAACGGCTTTCCGATCTACCGGACCTATTCCTTCACGGGGCAGGACCCGGCTGTGCGCGAAACGCTGAACTGCGTCAAGGACAAAAAGGATTCATCCAAGAAGTCCGGGGTCGCCCGCAGCACCTACCGCAATTGGGATACCCGCAAAACCCGCCGCCCGCAATTCGCAACCCTTCAGGCCACCGCCATCGCCAACGGCAAGCGGTGGAAGCTTGGCGATGATGATTGAAAGGATCACGAACATGGAAACGGAAACCAAAAAAGTGACGATGGAGTTCGGTCGGCACGATCTTGAAACCATCAAGCGGGCTCTGTCGATTGCCAGCACCAAGATCAGCGCCGACGTCCGGCGCAAGCAGAAGGCCGCGCAAGAATCCAGGCGCAATCTGCGGCCCGGTGCTATCGCATCGTTGGCGATGGAAGGCGGTGACTACATAGGGCTGTTTAAGCTGATCGACGCGGTGCTCACCGCCGCATCGAAAAAGGAAGGGGGTGTGTGATGGAACGCAGGCACCCCCGCTGTTCCCCTGACCATTGGCGCGAATTGCTGGTGGCCATGAATCGGTCCGACGACGAAGTGACTGTCAGCGCGGAAGCCTTCAAGGACGTGGCCAATTGCCACGTCCAGAAGGGCGGAAGCATCAGCCGTGACATGGTCCTTCAGGCCGGGCGATCCCGAACTGTGCTGCGCCGGAATCAGCTTTGGACTCTGGTTCAGGAGCACGGGAAGGTTTGTGAAATGAAGGGCGGGTCTGACAAGCCCGCCGACTTCCATACCACCAACGAGCTAATCCGGGCGGGGATCATTAGGCCATGATGCACGCCCACCGAGTGATCGAAGCCATGCGGAAGCGAACGCCCGGCACGCATCCGCCGTTGCGGGAATATCTGTCGGAAGAAAAGATCGACACATTTGCCGATCTGATCGAAGCAGCCGAGAAGTTTGACTTCGGCCCTTTGGTTCTGGAAAGAAAGGACGACACAATCCTGCCGGGCGGGTATGGCTACTCCCTGCCTGATTTCACAGACACCGAATGGGAATTGTGGGGCTTGGGCCTGATCCCGCTTCCTGCCAATCCAAGCTGGTATGAATATCAGCTTGGTACTTCCCGATCCGGGCTGCTTGTTTATACCCATGAAGAAAGGTGGTGCGTCGTTCGGGCTGAATTGGCCCCATCGATGTATTGGGATGCGGTCATGGTTTCCATTCCCCGGAAATCAGCAGCCCACCAAACTTATACACAATGCGAAATGCACTCCGACTGGATGGCCCCGCAGCAGCTTACTGAAGAACAGAAGCGAACCTTGTGGGGCGATCAAGCCCACATATCGATCTATCTGACGCTGATGCTTGGATCGAAGACCACAGAAAAGAAGAATGTGCCTGCCCCGGCCTTCATCAATAAGGCACGAGCCAAGAAGGGGAAGCCCTTGCTGCCGGAGCATACCGTGGTGCGCATTGTGCCCCATCAATACATCACGGAAAGCCAGCGCGAAGCAGGCCGCACCCATGCAAGCCCACGCTTGCATTGGCGTCGGTCCCATTTGCGGGTCTATGATCGGGCCACCCCGGCTTCTACATTCGTGGAAGGGAAGGGATGGTGCGTTGCTATTCCCCGTTGCTTGGTCGGCGTTGCTGACCAAGGCGAAGTCCACCACGAGTATTTTGTGAGGAATGAGACATGACCAAACCCAAGAGCATGGAGAAGTGGCAACCGCTGCGTGAGTCAGCGGTTGTCGGACCACCACCTGAAGATTTGATCAAGGCGACAATGGACCAATTGAAGATCGACAGAGACGAAGCAATCAAGACCCTCAACGATGACGAAAAGAATGTGCGATATTTCGTCAATGATCTGTATCAGGTGCAGCTCCGCGTTGCGGATTACCCGTTGCTGCAACTGAACATTCGCCGCAGGGACGGAAAGCCCATCTTCCGTGATTGGCGGCACTTCCAGCAGATCAAGAATGAAATTGTCGGCCCGGATTGCGAAGCGGTCGAGCTCTATCCTGCAGAAGAGCGCTTGGTCGATCAGGGGAACAAATATCACCTGTGGGCGGTGGCTGATCCGAAGTTCCGCTTCCCCTTCGGGTGGAAAACACGAACAGTGGATTACAGTTCGTATGACTCATCTATAAGCGGACTTCGGCAAAGGGCCTGACCAATGGCAATCAATTACGACGAAGCCACCATGAAGAAGTTGCATGATGAAATGTTGAAGCAGCCTGTATCTGAGTCACTTGTAAAAGACATTATCAGCACTGATGTCAATTTTCTGAAGCTTCAAGATCAGATGCAGGAAGAAATAGCGAAGGCGGTGGGTATTCCCACCGGTATACTGATGGGGGTTGACCCGGCTTCTTCTTCCCCTTCACCGGGAACGATCTACGTCGATCTTGCGGGTGGGCAATTTACAAGACGGTTCCATCGCCTGAACGCTGACCTTGATTGGGTACAGGTTGCGTTCGACAAATGGCGTGGTCGATCACCCCGGCCACCCAACAAGCGGAAGCCTACCCTGCGGCAACTGGAATTTGTCTACGAGCGCTGCATCCATTCGGACGAATTGGAAAGGCATGGGTTGATTCCGCTGGGTGAACTTCCGTCAGTTTGCTGGTCCAATCGGACAAAGCCTTTCCGGTGTAACGGATTCTATTTCGTCCCTTCACGATGGGTCATGTCGGTCCTTCGCAGCCGATATCCCAACCCGCTGCTTTCCGATCTGGAAATATGTGCAGCGGCGGTCTTCCCTGAAACGCTACCAAAGGACCTCGGCCCTGTGGACTTTCAAGCTCTCAACGAGGGGCACGGCTGATGGGCTACGAACCCGCCTACTTGATATATCGGTGCCCGAATTGCGGGGCCGACGTTGGCGTGCGTTGCACTGGTAAAAGGGTTTGCCAAGACCGACTGGTGCGAGCTGCTTCATTGGGCGAAGGCAACGGACAGCCCAAGTGTCTGGATTCAGAAGGAAAGCGCACTGCTGTTGGCGGTCGTCCAAGGAACTACTGACATGGCATTTGATTGGCCACGCTTTCTTGACGCCAACCGGATCGAATACATCGACCGGGGTCCATCCACAGCGAAGGGCAATGTCTACGTGCATTGCCCTTTCTGTGGTGAAGCTGACCAAGGGAATCACATGGGCGTGTCCCTGCTTGGCAAGGGCTGGGGCTGCTGGCGTCAGGACAGCCACCGGGGCATTGCTCCGCACCGATTGATCCAGGCCCTGATTGGCTGCTCATGGGCTGAAGCGGAAAGGATCGCCGGAAGCCGGAAGCAAGTGACCACAGGCGATGGCGATTTGCTGAATCAGGTGTCCGCCTTGGTCGGCATTCCCGCAGCAGCCGGGCAATTCGAACCGGCACTGGAACAGCCGGGCAGTCGCATCACCAGCAAATGCCGACCGCTGTGGGAATATCTCCACAAGCTCCGGGGCTTCCTTGAATACACCGACGAAGTGATCGGGCGATTCAAGCTGACCGGGTCATTGGATGGCCCTTGGCGCTACCGGGTGATCTTCCCTGTGCAGGATTGGGACCGTTCCCTGATTTCATGGACGGGCCGGTCGGTGGTGACCGGGGCCGAGCCCCGCTACCGTTCCCTGACCGTTGAAGCCGAGAAGGCCATAGCGGGTCAGGTCGCCCGGCAGCCGATATCTGACTGTCTGTTGCGCCTTCCTGAATTGGCGAAGGGCGGAAGGCTGCTTGTGATTGCTGAAGGCCCCTTGGATGCCGCCAAGCTGTCCCTGCATGAAAGGGAAAACGAAGCGGTGGCCACCTGTCTGTTCGGAAAGCGAATCAGCACCGGGCAGCTCGATTTGCTGGCTCAGCTTCGCAGCCGCTTCGACCACATTGCCTTGCTGCTCGACCCGGACGCGTCGATGGACGCCATTGCGTTGGAATCCGGAGCGAGCTTCTTGGGGATATCTTCAGTCAGAATGAGGGGCCATGACGCGGGCGAAATGAAAAGCCCGCAAATCCGGGGCCTCTATTCCCGCATCAATCGACGAATGGAATCTTCCCCTTAATCTGTGCTTGCTTCAGCCCGCCCACGGGGCTTTGCTTCCCATCCATTTCCAAGTCCGTTGGAAGCCGACGCACGCGAGATCCTTGCGCTGCGGCAGGCGATGTTTCCACCTATCGTCGGGGTAGGTACGGACGACCCGACACCTTTTTTCTTGTGGGGGTTTCAATCGAATGCAACGACGTCGCCCGCGCGAATACTTCGACCGTGGTCTTCAGCTATGGATCATCAAGACCGCCCACGCCCACCATTGGCGGGTGGCTTCTTGGGTCGGCCCGGACGATCTAATTCAGGAAGGGTTCGTCATTGCCGCGCTGTGCCGCCACCGATATTCCGCAACGGTGCGTTCGAATTCCCACTTCATGTCGCTGGTAAAAGTTTGCTTTCTGAATCGGCTGCACGATTTGGCAAAGCAGCGATCCCGCAATCCCGAGCAAATACCCATTTCTCAAATTGTGGAATTCCGGGGCAGGGAAGAAGCGGCGCTGGAATTGCTGGGTGGTGTGGAGAACGGCGATCAGGAGTTGGTCGCCGCTTTGCGTTCTGCCCCGGCTGAAATCCAAGCCCTGCTCGTTTTGCTGAATGATCCTGTGCTGCGCAGGAAGGCCCGCCATCCCCGTCGCCGTCCGAATGGCTGCCGGGAAACCCACAGCGAGCAATTCAATCGTCTGCTCAAGCTTCCCATTGACACCGACCTGCCCGGAAAGCTCCGGGAACTACTGGTCACCTGACAGTTCTGTCGATACAGCTATACCTTGCAACGCCAGCACCGGTGCTTTAGTAGCCGGTAGATTTGGCACGACCAAATCCTTGCAACCAATGGAGCACCCAATGACCAAAGCATCTGACATCGAAAAAGAATTGACCACCACGCTGAAGATCAAAGCGAAGGTCGGTGAGAAGCGGCAAGTCTTCCTCAATCGCGTCTACGACGCGGTGCTGAAGTGCGACAAGGATACTTGGGACAATCTGTCCGAAGCGGCGCAGAAATGGCAAGGCAAGGCGACCGACTGCCGCGACGACGATGAGCCGATGATTGACTTCGATGGATCGGCCCCGGAAGCCCCGGAAGCCAAGGGCAAGGAAGCCGATGGGGCCAAGGGGAAGGGCAAAGCCCCGGCCAAGGGGAAGCGGGCCGCAGAGAAGGCGGATTCGACGCCTGCAAAGGGCAAAACCAAGGCCGCTGCCAAGGGCGACGGGGAAGGCCGGGCGGTCGGCCAAAAGGGCATCAGCGCCGGGTGGGTGAAGGTCCTGCGCGATCTCGGCAAGAAGGGCGACGAGGGCCTTTCTCTGGAACAGATGGAAAGCTTGGGCGAAAAGCACGGGGTCGGCGGTCGGTACTTCGCCCGCTTCATTCGGGCCGGATATATCGCCCGGATCGAGCGCGGCCAATTCAAGCTGACGCGGGCCGGTGAAAAAGCAATCGACTAAGCCATTCAGAACCGAAGACAAGGAAAAGGGCGACCTCGCGGTCGCCCTTTTTTGTCTTCTCAATCAAGTGGGAAATGGCTCAGTGGCCAAGCTTGTCTAACGCATTTGGTTGCTCCGAATTGTTCCTATGTTCCACGAATCAACATGGCATCCGGAGCTTGCCGCAAAGGCGGGCCGTTCGCAATCCCAGCAAGCTGACCCATCAGGGGCACCCGGTCCATCCTGATCAGCTTCGGAAAAAGCGAACGGCCCCCTTCGCCCACCGCTAGTGGGCGACCAAAGTCACGAACCACAGGATCGCAGCGACCGTCCACAGAACCCACGCGACCTTGTTTCCCCATGCCGGGGTCTGTGCGCAAACGAACATCGCCATGAACCCGACGCCTATGACGAACAGCAATGCGGCGATTGTCAAAATACTGAACATGTGCTTCTCCCTTCAGTGATGCAGCAGCCAGTTGGCCACTGCAATTGTCAGCCCCACCATCAATGCGGACAGAGCGGCAAGGATCGCTGCGACGACCTTCCACGCACCCTTCGCGTTATTGATTTCAGCCTGAACGACATCAACCTTCTGTTCCAGATTGGTGATCTTTTCATTCAGAGCGACAAATGAATTGCGGCGCTGCTCATCCTGCTTATCTAGTCCGCTGGTGATCTGCTGCCGCAAAGTGGTGCTGGTCTCCCCGATGATATTGAAGGCTTCCTTGTCCGCGATCTGATGCCCGGCCAAGGATGTCTTCAAGGTTGCCACATCAACTAGTACCTGACGGGTCAAATCTTCGATCCGCCCAAACGCACGTTCAAGGTCCACGTCGCTCCATTCCCCCTGTCCCTTTGCGGTCCCGTTCCCTGAACCGCTGTATGTTTCTGGTGACATTAGTTCCCTTTCGGTGGCCACGAATGAACCAAGTCGCGAATCGTCGTCAACTTGGATCGGCAATCCGCTCCAGCATCGACCGTCTGGTTCACCCATAAATCAGCCATCACTTCAGTTGAAAGCATCGCCGGTACCGCCGGTTCGGGTAGGCAATTCAAATCGGCTTCTGGAATATCGGGGTAAATATTTTTGATCTGGACTTCCGGCACCCTAATGATTTGTGCCGGTGGTGCTTCCGGTGCTGGTTTGGCGGTCGCGCAACCCGCTAAAGAAACGCATAGAAGCAGGGCCAAGCGGGCGATCTTCCGAAGACAAAGCATGATTCAGTTCCGCTGTAAGTTGTGCTGATGTTTTTGCGTGGGCGATCTGCTCGGCTGACAATTTCGATTGCAGGCCCGCGATGGTGTCCGAATCCTTCCGGGCCTGATCGGCAGCAATAACGTTCGCATCAGCCCGGTCCTTTTCAATCTGCTGCATGGCTGCGTTAATCTGAGCCGTCAGCGCATTATAACGCGCGACCTGCTTGGAAGTGGCAGCCTGTTCCTTCGCCACATCGGCCTTCAGGCCCGCAATGGTGGGTGCATCAATGAAGCCCCGTCCGATCACGCCTGATGCTGCCCCGGCTGCGTAAATGGCCCCGGCCACGATTGCGTAGCCGATCCATCCCCCGCCTGCTGTTGTGAACCATTTCAGAAATACCGCCCACATCTCATTTGCTCTCGGTTCTTCGTTTCACTTCGTGCATTCCCTTGGTGATCGTATGAAAGCCAATCGCCCCGACCAACGCTTCCCAATTGGTGTGCGCGATGTCGCCTGATACCGCTTGGATCGATGCAGCAAAACCGGTCGCTGCAGCGCAAATGGTTGAGCACATGACGCCAACCTTCGACCAGCTCATTTTGGTGGGCGTAGAGTCTTCCAACAGATCGATGAAATAGAGCGCCCTGATCCGCAGGGATGATCCGGCAGGCGGGGCGACTACATCAGCCATTGCGAATCAACGCTTCGATACGAACCGCCCGGCTACCGACTTCCTGATACCACTTGGTGGTCTTCAGATCGTCGGCAGCTTCTTCGAACTGGTCAGCTTCCATCATCCCCATAAAGGTATTGAAGCTTGCAAGCCCGGCGACCCCAAGATTGTAAGCCATGTCGGTCAAGGCCCGCTGCCGGGCTTCGGACAATCCTGCCGCCCAAGGGAAGCGGGCCAACACGGCATCGGCGGTCTTCTTGCTTCGCATCGAAAGCACCACCGCCGATTCTTCTTCGGTCAAAAACGTGAAGCCATATCCGAAGGTGGCAGTGCCTTCGATGGTATCGCCTTTGACAATCCGCTTCTCGGTTTTGTCATCATAGGGGTATGACTCAAAACCTTCGTCGATCTTCAGATCAGCATCAAGCTTCTGTAGATCAACGGTCACGACGTGCGTCCGTAAATTTGGATGAATGCGTCAGAAGGATCGGAAGCCTGACCACCTGATCCGCCGCTGTCACCGAAGTGAATTGTGACCAGTGCATTGACCCCACTGAAGCTGGTACCCATTCCCATCGACCCGGCAGACCCCGGATTGACTCCGTGGCTATTCACCGCGATGTAGCCGAACGAGTAATTCAATCCATCGTTCATCTGCACGGTATAAATGCCCGTGCCTGTCCGGGCGATTGCCCCGACATTCTGACTATCGGCAACCACCACAGCAGCCCCGGACCAATGGAAGCCCGCCCATCCTTTCAAAGCAAGCGGATGGTATAGGAAGTTCGCCGGAGTGACCTGCCGCAACGTATCCGTCATCGTTTCCATTTCTGCGGCGGTGGCTGCACCGTTGGTGCGGCTCATCAGAATGAAGACCGACCCGTTGTACATGATTTCAAACAGGCCGGATGTGGGCAATTCACCCACCGCCAATGCGCTGCCATCTGCATGTTCAATGACCGTGGCACCGAGCCCGCTGATCGCAACAGTCGGCGTGGTGGTCGCATTTGGGGAAGCGATTTTCAGAATGCGAACCGGTGCACCAAGCAGATCAGACAAAGCCACCGGAGCCGGGGTGAGTGCGACCACCAAGGCATCGGCGGTGCCGGTATCCACTCCATAGTTCGCGGACTGCTGCTGATTGGCATTGTTCAGGGTGGCGATGTAAGCGGCCTGCCCGGCTGTCCATAGCTGGGCCACCACGTCGCCTGCAAGCCAAGGCAGCGCGGTGGTGCCTTCCTGCGCACGGACGACCGTCAGGGTATCCCCGGATCGCGCGGTGCAGTGCATGATTTCCTTGATCAGCCCGGTCGCCGCATCCTTCAGGGTGATCACAAACAAATCAGGGGCCGATGGATTCGGGAACAGCGCCCCGGTGCCTGCAGCCACATTCAGGCTGACCGCCACATTCGTGATCGATCCAGCAAGTACGGTCTTTGCATCATTCGCAAACAAGTAGGCCATTTTGGTTTTCCTTTATCCGTTGACCACATAAGTGAATTGAAAGGGTAGTTCTAACGCGCCGGATTCAATCGCTGCCCGCAACAGCGCAACATTAGGAGTTGGCGGAAGCGGGGTAGATGCAACATTCAGTTCGTCGAGTGCGAATTCATTGAACAGGGCTTCATCGAAGATCAGGCCGTTGATGTCGGTTATCAGCCTTGTCGGGAAATTGATGTTGACGATATTCCCCGGCCCCAGCGTCACGCTGATCCCGTAGGTGTTGTCGATATTAAGCGGGATACCATTGATCCCGTTCAGGAACTGCACAATCCGCAGCTTCAGCCATCGAATGTTGAAAATCTTTCCGTAGCGTCTTTCGATGTGCCACGTCAGGATGCGACGGAAGATATCGTCCGTCACCAGAACATTGTCCGCGCTGCTGGTCAGGCGAAGACCGTCGAGCTCCAATTCATTGAACAGGTAGGTATCAAATGGGCCGATCCCGGTGGTGCCCATCCCTGAACCAAGGGCAGGCCGGGCCATCCCGTAAAGCCCTTGCGCCACCCAGTCCAATAATGCCCCGCTGATCGGATCGCCGGTATAGACGGGCAAGTGCAGCGAATTGAACCAGTCCAAGAAGGCTTGTGCGTATGTATTGTATGCTGCGACGAATGCCTGCATGTCATCGTCGTCATTGTATTCCTGATACAAATACGACGGGATGACCGTGCCTGCCGCGACGGGGATCGGGGAATTGAAATTGATCGATCCAGCCCGCGCCCCTGCGGTGGCCCTTCGCAGCGTGAAGGTAGTCGGTGGCGTCGGCGGCGGATACGTGCCATTCCAAAAGCGCATCCACAACTTCGAGCTGATCGTGTGGTTGTTCCCCGGCGGTCCCATGTAGCTGCCGAGATAGGTTGGGTGCGTTGAGGTCTCTGACCATGTGCCGTCGACGAATATCGACTGACTGACATCATCTGAAACCTGAACACCGCCACCCGATAGATTACCTACGACAGTTAAAACCGCTGTCCCTGCTGTTGTGTCAATGGTGTAAAAATTGGTGCCGCTGGGACCATAGTAAAGCGTTCCGTTGACGATATTGGCACGCGGAAGATTGGAAGCGTCTGACTGGTTATTGAAATTGCCAACATGACACGCCCATATCACGGACGCATCGACAGAACTGAGCTTCACAATGTAGGCTTTATTGGTGACGGACTCGTTCGTTTCACAACTGATCAGAACGTGGCCATCGGTTTGGTCGTAGCCGCAGCCGATAACGGAACCGAATTTAGTCCACGTCGGATCAACATCAGCCGGATTGAATGTCCCAAGCTTCGCCCATGAGATCACTCCGCTAGTGACAGAAATCTTATAAAGGCCCGCTGTGTACAGACTGCCGCCAATGTTGGGAACGCCCAAGACGAAAGCGGTGCCCGTTGTCGCAACAGAACCCGGCCCCGCATTCGCGGAGTGCTCATCGACCTGCCCTAGATAAGTATTGTCATTGCCTGATCCGGGGATCGGCAGAACATTCACTGAGCGACCCGCCGTGATGACCATATAATCAAGTGGCGTCGGGGTGCCCTGACGCAGCGGTGCCGTATTCGTCGGATTACCGATGTGAGCGTTGCCGGGCGAAGCGATAGAGCGGCTGGGCGATCCGAACGCCCGATTTAGAGTCAGCGTATCCGCTTTGACTATGTACCACGCGGGCCAATTCGCAGCATCCGCAGTGAATACCAAGTACCCGTTATAACTGAGGTTCAGCGGTGCCCTGTTAAACAACGCCGTTTCGACATTCGGAATGCCGATAGACGCGCTGCTCTTTTCCAGCAGCTCGGTATCATTCGGCCAATTTCCGTCAAACTTTGCCCACCCGCTGTCGGTACCGCCGCTGATTCCGCCGTAGCCAATGTAGACAAAGTTATTGACCCAATCGACCAGCAATGGGCCACCGCCACTGGTTGTGACGATCTCGCCCGTTCGCTTGTATGCAAGGATGGCCGGTGCTGTCATGGGATTAGGTCAGCGCAAGAATGGATGATCCCGCCGTGTTGGCAGGAAGAAGGAGCGTCAGCGTATTACTTGAAACGGGGATGATCCCGCCAAAGTTGCCGACATAGGCCGCTCGGTTCGATTTGGTCTTGTTGTAGATCACGCAGCCGGATGTGCTGAAGGTCGCGGCGACCCACGATGGATTGACCGACCATGACCAAACGCACTCCGATCCTGAAATCGCTGGCGTGATATTCTGAACGTTGGTCCAAACAAATCCGCCTGTGACATATCCGCTGCCATTCGGCAGTTCGTCGCTGTTGCCTGTCAGATCGGAATAATTGGTGGTGTCCGGCCCATAGGTGCCAGTTGGGGCAGCAACCCCCAAAGCAAGGGCAAAAGCATCGCCACCGCTGCTGAAGTCCTGAATCGCTGTCGCGAGCTCAAGCTTCAGGCTGTTTGGAAAGGCTGTGGTAAATCCGGCCATCTAAGTCCCCAAAATGTCAATGTAGCTGCGTGCGTTGCGAAGAAGAACATCCCTGACCGCATCGCGCACGGGCGTAGCGGTGAACATGAAGGACCATTCTGTCGACTTCACGATTTCCCAAATGACGTACCACATTTCATCCGCAGCCGGGCCGGGCAGGTCCGTCGATTGCAGGCCCCGGAATTGATCCGCCAAGCGCCACGCAATCTGCCGACGCAAGGCCGCAATCAGCATGACCCTCTCCACCTTGGCTTCAGGGGCCGGGCGGACAATCATATCCGTTGTGGCCTTCGCCCATGCCAACGGATCAGGCTTCCCCGGCGCTGACAGCATCGGGCGAAGAACCCCGGCTCTAGGACCGGCAGACGCGGGCTCCATGCTGATTTTATCCCTGTGAAACGACGATCTGGCTGGAGTCAGTCAGGAAGAAGCTTTGAGGATCGCCCGGAATGATCGATGTGCCCGCCGTGGGCAGCACGCCCACGCCATTGATCGACACGGCGAACAGCAAGCGCGTCAGCAATTGCGGCGGAAGGATATCAGCCACCGCTGCTGAAAAGACGCTTTGCAATTCGAGCACATTGATTGGCTGCCCCACTGCGATGCCGTTGATGTAAGCCACAATCTCCGGAATCGCCGCTGCCGATATCGCGACCGGTGAAATGAAATTGGTGGCGTTCGTATTCCAAGTCACCGCAATCGCCACATCCTGCTGCGGCGGATTGACGTAGGTCACCAAATAGGTGTCCGGATAATCGTAGATCGACACGGTGATATTGCGATTGTTCGGAGTCACAATCCCACCGCCCGTGTATGGGGCATAGGCTGACGTATCAATCCCAATGCTGAAGTGCGTCGAATCGACCACCGTCACCACGAATGTGCCATTGTAGCTGGTCACCACGGAATCCGAGATGGTAGCCGATTGCCCGTTCACGAAGCCGTGATCGAGCGAAGTATGGACCACGCCCGGATTGGCAGGCGTGACATCAAGCACTTCGTTGATCGATCCGACCAGCGTGGATATGTCGAACAGGGCAATGAAGATCGCGTAGGCCACCTCATTCGGATCGCCACCGCCGCAAAGGATTGACCATCCGCCTGTGGGTTCCTGAACCACCGATATCAGACGGGCTTGCACGCCGGTCACTTTTGCCAGCAGCGTTTTCAGCATCCGGGCCATACCCTGCGATGCGACCAAGCCCGCCATCAGCACCCGGCTGCGGTAGGCTTCTTCCGTTTCCGCTGCGCTTCCGGGCGTGCCGGTTTCAGGATTGTCGACCGACAATGTGATCGTCGATGGCACAGATGTGATCAAGCCCGTGACGGAATTCGCTGGCACCGCCCATTCGCCGGTCTGATTGGCGATGCAAAACATGGGGGATGAAATCCCACCCGATCCAACAATCCCGCCATCCTGCACCACATATTGATGGGTGCCATCCGTGACCGTGAAGCCGACGGAAATCACGAAGCCGGGTGTGCCGCTGAAGACCACGAAGACCGATGTGTTGGTCGACAGATTGGGGATAATCCCGTAGACGCCCGCACCAAGCTGGTTCAGCAGGAATTCATTGGCCCCGAATGGCGACAGCGAATTGATAAGGTCAATCCGCATCTGGTCCATTTGAGTTATCGCACCGACATCGGTGCTGCTGATGTCTTCGATCAGCGATCCCGGCAGCGCGGTGTAGCCGGGGCGGACAGCGGCGACCAATGCCAAAAGCCCCGCAAGCCATACGGCGGGCGGTGTGGGTTGCAATCCTGCGGCGGTGAGTGTCGTCGGTAACGTGACCATTTAGTACCCCGGTCGTTGCGATAATTCGGACAGCGGAACATCAATTTTGATCTGCTGCCCCTGATGGGTGATGACGGAAACATTGTAAGTCGGTGTGCGCGATGGCTGCTTGATGATGATCAGGCTCGCGAAGAAGCCCGCAAACAATTGCTGGGTGCGGGTGACATAAAAATCGGGAAAGACCTGTTGCAGCACTGATGGCTTCGCCGGAATTCCGTAGTTGGCGTAGAAGGGCGATTCGCCAAGGTTCAGCAGAAGCACTTGGATCAGATTGACCAAATAGACCGCGTCATTCGATCCGTTAGCAGCGGTTTCGACGACCGTCCATTTCTTGTTTCCCATCGGGTCGGTATATCGTCCGAAAATTCTCACTGCGACCAGTCCTTTATCATGGCGTTGCGACGGTAGAATTCGAGATTGGATTTCATCCGGTCATCGTCCGGTGCCAACTCCACCGCAGCTTCAGCTTGGGTCACCGCGATGGAATGCAGCCCCAAGTGCCAAGCGGCGATGGATGCAAGGTCGTGCGGCTGCGCACCCCATGACGCAGGATCGTCTGTGTAGAACCCTTCGTGGTTTGTTATCGCAAGGGCCGACATCGTGGCCCCGAAGCATTCTGCCCAACGAGCCGAATGGTGGGCAAGCATCGCCAAAGCGCACCACGGTTCTCTTGTATGCGGTGCTTCAGCGGTAGCCCTACGTGCCCACATCAGGGCTTCAGAACGATTCCCCAATTCTTCGTAGCTGCGGGAAATCACCAGCATGGCGTAGCAGACTTCGTGCGGCCACGCGGACTTCGGAAGCGCGAGATATTTCTTGTAGGCTTCGATGGCTTCCGTCCATTTGCGGTGGAAGCCAAGTTCACGCGCATAGTAGAAGCAGTTCCGTGGATCATTGGGTTCTTCCCTGACCGACGCTGCAAGCAGGTCAAGGTATTGGCCCCGGCTTTTGGAATTGTCGGGTTTGTGTTCCATCAGCATTGCGAATGAATCCGCCCACACTTCTTCGATGCGATCCGGCACCAAGTATTCGTGGCAGGGATGGTGCCAACGGTGCCCGTGGCGTGAGTGAATTCTGTCAGCCCGGAAGGTCAGCCCGCCACCGCAATCGAAACCAAAGCGAAGGCGGGTGGTCTGCCCCAACTTCCAAACCCTTTCGATTTCTTCGCGCCATCCCGGCTGCAATACTTCGTCCAGATCAAGCGCGATGCACACATCGATGTCGCTCGGGATCAAAGCCAAGGCGGCATTACGGGCGACATCAAATCGCCAAGGCGAAATATACACGTCGTGGACAAAGACTTTTGGATTGCCATCCCCGACCCGAATCGCCGGTTCGTTCGCCCAGCGCCACGCCAAGTCTCTCGTTCCGTCATTTGATCCAGTATCCGCAATCAGAATCACATCGGCTGCCGCTGCGGAATCAAGGAAGCGGTAGACGAACTGCGATTCATTTTTCGCGATGGCGTAGACAGCGATCTTCATGAGGTGCTCACGTTTGGACAAAAACAAATGGCCGCGTCGTCACCGATATAACCGCAAGGATCGGCAGGAAGTGGGCACGCAGGATGGCCGGGCTTTCTAATGACATCGGAGCAGCGCGATGTGTAGGTGGCCAATAGAATGCCTGTATCGGGTAGATCATCCGCCGTGCCCGCCGTGCCGGTGGTTCCACATAGGGCGGAAATCGCATCGGCCTCGGTGTGTACACCGCGACGTTTACAGGAATGTCCGACATCAGGACTTCGCGAGCGCACTGGGCCAACTGAGCCATCGGCGTGCCATCCAGCAGCACTTCGCGGGCGACCTGCGCGAATTGCGACTTCGGAGTGCCGTCCATCAGGACTTCGCGGCAAACCTGTGCGAAGCGGGCGAACGTCGTCATGAGTCGATCTTGTAGCCAGACGTTGCAGCATTAAGCGTGGTCGAGGTCCACGGAGTCACGCCACCGCTGTCGGTTTCAAACAACGATACGATGTACGACCAGCTTGTGCCGGGTGCCTGCGCTCCGCCGCTGACGTCCACGCCCAACGATTTCATGTGCAAGCTGACTGTCCGCGCCCCTGCATCTGAATTCTGCACAAGTCCATAGACGTTGACGCAATAGATCGAATTCGGCGTCGTCGCGATGGCCGGGAAGCCAAACAGGTCTTCGTGATTGACCACTGAATCCTGATTGTAATTCAGCGAAGTGTTGGTGCCGTTCAGGTTGCCCGGTGATGGCGGCACCTGATTTTCCTGCGGGTAATTCGCAGCCATCCCGGTCAGGTTGCCGTAGATCGCCCATGACGCCAGCGAACCAGTCATCGCAGGGGCGGTGCCCGGTGCTCCGGAGCCGTAGGTATTGGCCGCGCTGAAACCAAGCAGGCTGCTATCGCTCTGGTACAACGACACCGAAGTGTCGGTGATGTAACCGATCCAATACGGTGTTCCGCCCGTTAAAGCTTGCGGCGTGACGAGCGCCAAATTGAAGCGCGTGTTCGCTGTGGTGCCAACAACTTCTGTACCGGACGAAAGCAGCGTGTGTGCCGCCCCACCGCTGTCGTTGTAAATCACGCCCTTGAACTTTGCAGCAGCGCTTGTTGCCTGCGGAACAATTCCGATGGAATTGATCGTGCAGTTAACCTGCGGCGTGTATTTCCGCAGCACCAATCTGTTCGCGCCGGGTGCGCTGTTTGCATTGTTGTTCGAGACATCCCACCGACCGAGAACGCCAACCTGAGCGGTGAACTGCACCGCCGAATCCGAGTTCGGGAAATCGGTCTCGATGCGCGGATTCGTCAGCAGCAGCGTGTTGTTGAACGAGCCGGAATTGTCATTGATGTAAAGGTCATCATAAATGGTGACGCTGCCGGAGCCGCTGTGCAGCGTGAAATTGTCATATGTCGCTGCGGCCCACGTCAGCCCGGATTGGTTGATCGAGGTGATGAGGCCATTGAGGTAAATCTTGCAGGTGCCGGTGCCGGTGGTGCTGAGTAGAATTTCAATCTCAAGCACATTGGTTGAGTTCGCCGCGACCGATTGCGCCGAGGTAAAGAGCGTGCCGGACCCGAACGAGTTGCCGGTTCCAACGGTGACATTTCCTGACGTGTTGAACGCGACCCAACAGATCGCGGTGCTTCCGAGGGTGAACCAAAATCCCGCGTTGCCGCCGTTGTTCTGCGACATGCGACAACCCAACAGGATTTTCGCAGTCGGCGCTCCGATGGCTTGGGAGCCAAGGGACTGATTGCCCTGAAGCGCCACCGCGAATCCGGTGTTCGACAGCGGCGCAACGAGGGAGCCGACTGTCGCGCCATTCCACCGCAGCGCGAGGTTGTTGGCGCTGATGGCGTCGTTCACGCCTGACAACTGGCAGTATTTGTCGAAACCGTCAGTGAAGCGATTGGTCACGGATCAATCAACTTCTTCAAAGTCCACGCCACCGGAAAGGTGCACTGTTCCAGTCGGAGCGCTGAGCAATTCCCAAACGAAGCCCGCAGCAGCGGCGATGTTAAATGGCTGCCTGCCTTGCTGAGCGGAATCGTAACCGTTGTAAACGTGGCAGCCCTGTTCATCGACAATTGCTGCGGTGCCGCCTGTGGTCGCCTTCGATGTATCGTTAACATGGGCGGTAGCCTGAGCCGCAGCATCGGTTTGTGACGCAATCTTCTGTGGCGTTGGAACCGTTCCGCCTGAACCCTGCGTCACCGTCGCAGGAAGCACGCGGGCACGCATCTGAAGCATTTGCGATACCGGCAGCGAAGTGTCGGTCGCCGTCAGCCAATAGCGTAGGATTTTACCCGGCACGGCTGCGGCGAATTTCAATGAGACCAAATCTTGCGCCGCTGAAACGGCCACGCCTTCAAATGTCACGGTATATTTTGGCATTTCATCTTGTCCCTATGAATAGAAAGGAAAGCCCGAAGGCCGATCCATCCGCCACAGCCGGGGCGACGAATTTGAACAGATCACCCGTGAAGTTGATGGTCGAAGGAAAAGTGATAACCCCGGTGGTCAGCCCTGCGGGAACTGTCACCGATCCGATATTGACCGCCCCATTGAGAAAGTTGGCCGTCCAATCCGCAGCGGGCGGACCTTCGAACTCAACAATGCTGCCCGGCATTCCCGCCGCGATCTGATACCCAACCTTGGTAGGCAGGGCGAAGACTTCATTGTTGGGCGATGCAAGCGGCAGGTACCACGATCCTTGGGGCTGCCAAGCATTGACAGAAGTGGCGATTGCGGTCGCCACGCCGCCGATGATCCGAATGGTGACCCCGTCACCCATAACGATTCCGAATTGCGCGTCGTCGCCAAGCTGCACAGCCGGGGCCGCATTCGCCCGCATGTATTGTGTGCCGCTGCCATTGATCGCAATCGGCCCCGCAAGGGCTGTAGGATTGCCCGGCTGCGGGCCACCGCCACCCCCGCCCCAATTGACCGAGAAGACACCCCCAATGCTTGTGATCGACGAATTGTCAGGCGAAGCCAAGCCAAGCAAGCCCGGCAGGGCGAAGGGCGACCCATTGATGATGACTTCCCCCGTCATCCCAATCGTAGGGGCCGTGGCTTGCACGCCAGCATTGTTCACAAGCAGGGATGACCCACCGCCTATCGTCCGGAGCAAGGCCCCGTCCGGGCCGTAAATCACGACCTGATCGGGGCTGTCCGCCACCGTCCAGTTCTTGTTGGCCAGCGGCATGAAGAACAGCGTCGACAGATTGGCAGCCGGGGCCAAGCTTGCTGTCCCTACCCCAAGCCCTGTCTGACCGCCCAAGCGGGCATCCACAGCGACCACTGTGCCCTTATCGCCGGGCCTGATGGGATACCGGATATACTCCGGGCCGAACATCGGAACCGTGACATTCGGCAGCGTGAATGGCGTGTTCGTCAGTTCGAACTTCACCGTCACAATTGATCCGTCGACCGACACCACAGATGCGGGCAGGGATTTTCCAAGGTTCTGAATCGCGTTCGCTGCCTTCTTCGCAGCGAATTGGTTCATCGAAACTTGGAACGGGGTCTTTTGTGCATTGTTCGCCATTGCTGGCTACCCGGTCTTTTGGGCGGAAGCGTCGATCACGGTCACCCAACTATCAGCGTCAGGCTGCCGGAAGTTTCCGACATGGCGAACCTGCTGCACCAAGAATGATCCCTGAAACGCGGTCTTCAGATCGACTTGCCCGGATTCCGCTGCCTGCGTCGTGGTGGCGAATATCCCCTGTGGCATTTTGACAATGTCGCTCAATTTGATGTCGGCCCGCATAGGGCACTTGAACTGTATAAGGTTCGGCCCGATCCATGTTGGCTGCCCGATCAAATCCTTGAACAAGATATTCGTGGGTATCTGATTCACTGTCCCATCGAAGACCGAGAAGACCTTTTCCGTCAGCGCGATTCTGACCCCGCTATAAGCCCCGCCGATCAGATCGGCAGACATGCCCTGAATGTATGTCGCGTATTCTTCGATGGTTTGGTAGTAGCCGGTATCCGCAACATCCTGCGTGAAGACCAGATCAGGCGATATCTCGATGTCGGCGGTATATCCGGGGAAGGCTGTCGAAAGCGTTTGAGCGATTGCATCCTTGAGCAGCGTGCCCTTGGCCCATGAATGGACGATGTTCTTGGGCTTCGCAATTGTGCCAGCATCGACATTCAGGATCAGATCGAGCGACATTTCTGTGCCGATCCAGTTGCCGAAAGCCTGAAAGACAAAACCCGAAAACAGCAGCCCGGACAGCAGCGGATTGGCGAGCGGCAAGCCCTTCTGCATTCCGCCATAGACCGCAACCTGAAACCCGTTCAGATCATGCGCCTGACTGATTTCCTGAAGACTGATTCCATGTATCTTGATGAATGACCCGCCCGCAGGCGTGCCGAATGAGGACACGATGATGTCCATTTCAACATTCAGTGCGCCGGGCAGCGTCTTCCCGGCCACGAAGCTGGTATACGAAGTATCAAACGCCTGAAGCCTTGCGAGCGACTGCGGGATGAATATCTGCCCGGTCGCCGTGTTGGTAAGCCTGATCGAATAGTACCGCATTCATGGCAGCCCAAAGCCGGTGCGTAATTTCTTGACTTGCGAGTAAAGGTTGTCGAATTGCGCAGCGGTCAAAGCAAAATCCCACCCGGCTGAAAATGCGAAGCGACCGTCAAGCGTGAAGGGCTGCGTTGCATCGCCGGTGCCAAGCACGGTGTCGGACGGGTTGCTGTCGGTATCCCCAAGGAAGATACCGGCAGAAGTTTGGTTCAGCCCATTCACGAAGAAGGTCGACACCCCTGAACTCTGATTGATCGATGCGCCGACGAAATACCAACCGGGCGGGGTCGGGGTGGTTGAAGTCAGATACCACTCAACTCCGGCCTGATAATCATCGGCCCCGGCCAGCAGGAATTTGTCCGCTTGGAAATGCCCGGTGTAGTAATTCACCCCACCGGAGAATTGCAGCCAGCTATAGAATGCGACCGCGATGCCTTCATGCTGAAGCGTCGTGGTGGTATTGAAGATCGACATCCACCGGAAATCAGAAGCACCCGGCGCTGCATGACCCGGAAAATAGATCAGGCCCGCGCAACTGAAGCTCGCGTTCGACTGGTGGATTGCTTCTACCCACGCCGGATTGGCTTCGGCAATGCTGAGGAAATCGGTGCCGTCGCTGCTGAAGTATTCGTTGGCAGACAGCCCGCCCGATTGCCCGTGGAATGTCATGGCGTTCTTATTGAAGTTCAACCCATTGCCCGTCAGATCGGTGACCGTGCCACCGCTGCCCGGATAACTCGCGCTCGATCCTGCATCGATCACAAACTTCGCGGGCGGAATGCCTGCCGCTGAGATGATGAAATTGAAGTTCTGATTCGTGGGAAGCCCGCCACCGCCACCGGTATTGGTATTGACTACCCCACCAGTCGGCGTCGCTGTCAGAATTTTGATGTCGCTGACTTCGAACTGCTGGCTTGATTCGCGGAAGACCAGTGACGTGCTCGAGAAATATCCGGCTGTTATATTGATGTTGTAATTCACGATGCCGAGCTTCGTCGGATCGCCGGGGTCCGCATTCAAGGGGAATTGGAATTCGTTCTGCCCGGTGATCAATGCCTGCGTGGTGCCATTGTAGGCATCCGGGGCCATGCCCGACAGGGTCAGTTCTACCGTATCGTGCAGGATATATCCGTGTGGCTGTTCTGTGACCACAGTCACAAAGCCATTCGCCCACGATGCGGACTGCACCGGGATCGCGTCCACCGATCCGATCACAGGCAGGGTCAGGATGCGAATTCCGTTCAGCGCGAACAAGCTGATGTAATATCGCCGTCCCACCATGTTCCATGTGACGACAGCGGTGTATTGTTGCCCGTCCAAGGTGGGCGTGAATTGGAAGGCCGCAGTCGCCGTCGGCAGAAAGTGGGTATATGTCGTCATGGACTGACCGGGGAAGGCGGTTGCGGCACTGATGTATTCGATGCGTTGCCAGCTTGCGCTGCCGGGATCACAGATGATCCTGCGAGCGTCGGCGGGAAGCCCAAGGTATTCTCAACGCTTGACCACGCGGGTGGCCCGTTGAAAGCTGTGCCGTTGGTGGCCTTCTGCATGAAGCTGCTCAAAGCCTGTTCCGCCTGTTCTTCGGTCAGCAGCGGTATCTCAAAGTCCAATTGCCACGCCCAATTCGCCTGCTTGCTTTCCCCACTTGATACATCGCGGAAGGAGAGCATCAGCGCGTTTGCATAAATGAAAGACGGAGTGGCAAGCGTATATGTGCCGCCCGACTGGTTGTGCTGGTCAAGCGACGCTTTCAACGCGGTAATAATTGCGGGCTTGTTGCCATATCCGCCCGGCTCGCGCACAGGGCAAACCATCCGGAAGGAGACCTTCAACGGGCTTTGAATGACCGCGTTTGCAGCCACCGCCTGATTGGCGAAGGGGTAGTGGCCCACATCCTGATTGATCAATTCGGAACCGGGCAGCGGAATGTATTGGGCGAAGAAGTCGTTCAGATCGATGTTGGTATCCGCATTTTCCAAAATGCCATTGTTGCCGAAGACCGGGTTCCCAAAGGATGCAGCATCGGTCAGCGAAATGATCGGCAGTATCCCACCCGGAAGATTTGTGGCGATGCCGTTGGTCAAGATGATGGGGCTGACCTGATAGGCCAACTGAAAGCGGGAGATTCCTGGGCTGACCATGTCAGTGTGGGAGTTGGGAAGAAGCGACCACTGCGCTTCCGCCTGTGTTGTTCAGAATGTTGATGATCACTTCCTTTGAGAACCCCGCGTTCGCTCTTCGATTTTCCTGCAACGCCATCGCTGACAGGATTGAGGCCAATTGGTCCTTGTTGGCTGGATCAAGCGGATCGTTCGCACCGATCTTCGTGCGTTCCGCCACGGCCTTGATGTAACCTGCGGTATCGTTTTCGTTTGGCGGGGCAAACTTTGTGATGATCCCCGCAATGGTGTTCAGCTTGTCGCGATTTTCGTACAATTGCAATTGATGAGCCGCAGCCTTCACGCCTTCGGCATCCGATCCAAAGGTTTGAAATGCGGTCGTCGATCCGGGCACCCGAAGGTTGAACGGATTGTGCCTGCCGCCACCCGCGCTTGCGAATGGAATTCCGCTCGAGCGCACACCGCCACCGCCACCGCCGCTACCACCGAAGAAATAACGAAGCAATTGAGCGCCGGGCTCCATGACCATGTTTGATCCGTGGCCCGCTGCGGATGCTTCCCGCTGCTTCTCGAAGCTGTAGCCAAAGCCTGCCCCGGCAACCGCGCCAACCGGCCCACCGACAGCGAAACCGCCGACAGCCCCGCCACCCGCCGCTGCTGAAGCCTTCAGGCCCGTGCTGGTGACGAGCCAATGGATTGCCCCGGCCAATGCACCGACGTCTTCTGTGAAGCCTTTGACCTTCGCCTTGAAATCGGACCCGCCCAAATAGGTGGCCCACTCACCCAGTGTCTTACCGAAGTCCTTGATGGCTTCCTTGAGCTTTGGGGTCTCAAGAAATGCCTTGACCGTATCGGCAGCCGATTCGGAAAGGTCGCCAAGCTTGTCAGCCACATCGGTCAGATCATCGACCAAAACATTTTCGATGCGATCCCCGGCCCGCTCGAGTTTGATCAGAAAGTTCTGCCACTTTTCCTGCGTGTCACCGCCAAGATCGAATGACTTGACATCCTTCCCATATTGCCCGGCGACGGTATTAAATGTGCCCGCACCCGTGCCCCTGATCCGGTTGGCTTCCTGAATTCCGATACCAAAATTCTCAAGGCCCAAGGCTCCGATGCGATTGCCGAGCTGTGCTTGCGGAATGCTGTCAAGCAGGGGCTTCAGCTTCTGGAACAGCAGCGGAGCCACATCACCCGTCGTCTTCCCAGCGATATCGGATTCAGTCAGCCCGGCATTATAAAGGAACCGCCGCTTGGACACATCGCTCAGAGACTCGTTCACGCCCGACAGGAAGCTGTTGGGATCGACGTAGCGGCTGTAATTCAGGCCGAAGGCTTGCCGCTGCCCGTATGTCGCATTCAGCCCCAGCGAAGCCCTGCGGCCCGATGACACGGTCTGAGCAAGGCGGTCAAGCCCGAACAGCGATCCCCCGCCAATCAGCCCGGTGGCAAGCGTCCCAAGGCCCGTCCATTTGGCGATGGTCCGCAGATTTTCACCAACGCTACGGGCTGCTTCCTTGGTGTATCGCGCGATGTTCTTCCACGCGGTTTCGGTCTTCTTGATCTCCTTGGTCTGATTTTCCTCAGACTTGGCGAGCTGCTTTGATATCGCATTCCACGTATACAGGGCCTTCACAATGTCGGTGAAGGTATCGCTTTGCGCGTCGACCTGACCGCCGATCTTCTTCCACGCGTCGCCCTGCTTCTTGAGAGCTTCAGTGTACTTTTGGAACAGCGCGTGAAACCGTTTGAATTCGGCGTCATTGACGTCGATATCGATGACAGATTTGACGGTCATGATTGCCCCAAGCCCCGCAAGTAGCGGTGGCGAAAGTCCTGCGCGTCTGCGAAGTCAAGGCCGGGCATTTTCTGCGCGGCGATCAATTCCGCGAAGCCTTCAGTGACGACCCATTCCAAAACTTCGTGCACTACTGTGCTGCCTTCTTGGTAATATCTTCGTCCTTGGTCGGTGTCCGCAAGGAAGCTGCGAATTCCGTAGAGTTCGATGACACGATTCGCGCTTCCCATAGATCGCAGGCCATCCCAAGCACCCCCGGCAGTTGGGTCTTTCGGTGCATGAGCGAGACTACAGTAAAAAAAGCCAGTGCGTTTTCGACCTCGCTGGCTTCGTCCTGATCTAACATGTTTTTGCGGAGCGCTTCATCGAAGGGGATCGCTTCCCAACCTTGCTCGGTCAGAAGGATCGCAGACGTCAGGCGATGGATTTCTCCCACAAGCCCGTGCTGCACTTCGGCAACATATTCGTCGCCACCCATCTTCTTGGCTTCCTGCTTCAGAAGCAGGGCAGCGACAGCGGGTCCGCTGCTGACCCCCAAACCTTCCCCGTAGATCGCGGCGAAGGTTTTGGCGATGACCATGAAATAGGCGTCGAATACCACCCGATTGATTGGCGTCGAATGGATATGGATGGTCTGTCCATTGTCGCGCGGCAATGGTATGACCAGATTCAACTTTCGATTGATGTGAATTGCTTGCATTGGTGGGTGCCTCTGCAATGGTGGAAGGGATCAGGCCAAGCTCTTATTCACTCCACAGATCGTTGTTGATCAAATAGTAACCGCCGATGGTTATCCGATATCCCGCGTCCTTCCCGTTCATCGCAAGCGGGGCCACCGATTGAATGGCCGTGTTGATGAACTGGTAGGGCGGGAATGAACGCGTATCAGGCCGCACCGTTATCGTGCCGATCCGGGCGTCCGCTTCCATTTGCTCCTTGTACAAGCTCGACAGGAACTGCGATTTGAGCAAATGAATGGTGACCTGCACCGGCATATAAGGCTCCGGCGAAGTCACCGCCCCGGTCAGTGTTGGAATGAACAGCACCGCGTCGCCTTGCAAAGCGACCCCGATTCCGTCTTCCCCAAGGAAGCCAGCGGTGACATTCAGTTCGGGAAAGTCGGGGATCACAACAGACGCAATCAGCCTGTTGAGCGTGCCCTGATCAATAAGCGGGTTTCCTGCCACGGTCTATCTCCAATCTGGAAGTAAAAGGTTTCGGTATTTTACAGGGCGACGAAGTTGCTGACGTTGATGTTGAAGACGATCTGCGTGAAGCCCCGCGCGGGCACATAGGCGACTGTCAGACCGGCATACCTGCCAATCTTGTAGTCGCCCGGATTGGCAAGGCTGTAGGGAATGAAAGGCACAGCGTTGATGACCGTCTTCCCGGCGTATTTCCCGCTGTCCAAAGCTTGCTGGAATGCGACGGCGTCAAGCTGCGTCTGAACGATGTCGCCAAGCACAAGGCCGAAGGAAACGCCGTCAGTCATCAGATTGACCACAACCGCTTGCAGGCGATTGATTCCATCCTGATTGTAATACAGCGGGTTCTGCGGGTTGTTCGATCCATTGATTATGGCGTTGGCAATCCGCAGGTCGCCATTGATCTGCACCCAATCCACCGAGTACCAAAAGGTGAAGTCGTTGCCGTCCTTGGTGGTGCCCCAAAAGATCACGGCGTTGCTGATCCCGCCTTCAGCACCGGTGCCAACCCAGTTCGTGAAGGATGCCTTCAGGGCCGCGAGCAGAACATTGTTGCCCACGATGGGATATGGGGTAACCCCGAACAGATAGCTGAAGGCGAAGGGCGTGACCTTATTGGTCGATGATGGGGAATAATTCAGCGCCACCCAAAAGTCTGCGGCAAGACTGAATTCCGTGACCGGAATGCCCGGTGCTTCCACCGCCACGATGGCGCACTTCATCAGGTCGGTGAAGCTGGTGTAATTCGATGTGGTGGCCGTGATCCAGAAGTAGGTCTTGGCGGTCAGGGATTCATACCCGGCCATGAATGACAAGAATGTGCTTTCAGCAGCCCATGACCTCGGCACCAAATATCCGTAGAAGAATTGCGGGCTCGCTGCGATAAAGGCACCAAGCTCGGTCACGCCTTGCGCCGGAGTGCCCGGCCCCAATTCAAGCACGTAGACCGCTTGCTGCGATCCCATCCCGAAGAAGGTGGTCGCCATCGCCACGAGTTCGGACGAATTGCCCGGCGTATATTTGATGGTGCCAGTAGCCGGACTGGTCAGCGTGGATGGAATTGTATACGTGAATGTGCTCGCGGATGCTACGGTCGCCAAGAATGTGCCGTTGTATCCGGCAGGCGTAGCTCCGCTGATGGTGGTCAGGAATGAGCCGGAAGCGGGCATGTTGTCCAATTGGACATCTGCCGTTGCAATGGTCATGGTCAGCGAAGTGGCGACGGTATAGATCAGCGTGCCGCCCGTCGATCCTGCTTCGGCAGTGAATGTGCCGTCAATCGAAGCGAAGCTGCCTGTTCCCGTTGCCCCGGACACAGTAACCACTTGGCCCGGAAGAATTCCGATGTTGGCGGTCAAAGTCAGCGTGACTTCTCCCGTCAAAGTGTCATAGCTGCCTGCCGATATGGTGGTCGAAGGCAACGTCGCCGTCGCTGTGGTGCCTGAAGAAGTCAGGCTCGCCAGCGTGATCGCGGTAGCCAATTGTGCCGTCAGATCGGCAAGCTGCGTCAGCAAAGCCGTTGCACCAACCGCAAGCTTGGTGCCGCCTTGGCTGATCAATGCCCCTGTCTTCTGAAGTGTCGACGGGGTAGGGGCCACCGTCTCCGTGACATTGGTAATGACAATGTTATTGGTCATCGATTTGATTCCCTCAAGGATAATCGGTGCATGGTTCGAACAGATCGTCAGCCGGTGGCCAAGGCCGCATCCGCCCAACCGCCGTCCTGATTTTCTTTACCAGATCAGGACGGCGTTCGCTTTCCAGCAGCTCGATCAGAAACGCTGCCTCATCCCGCGATAGCTGGATGTAAGCGACCGGGGGTTGATAACAGCGCGACATCTGATCTTACGGACCAGTTGGCCCAGTCGCTCCGGTTGCTCCGGTTGCTCCGGTTGGCCCGGTAGGTCCGGTCGCTCCGGTTGCTCCGGTTGCTCCGGTTGGCCCGGTAGGTCCGGTCGGCCCCGCTACTCCGGCACCGGTCTGGTGCCAAGCTCCGGCCCGCCAAACGTAGGAAGCATAAGGCGTGGTGTCGATATTGTAGTAAATCTGCCCGATGGACAGCGCCACTCCGGGCGTGGAAACTCCAGTCGGTGCGCCATGCCCGAACAAAGGCTGTGGTGTCCAGATGGGATTCTGCGGCATTGAATTTTCTCCTATGGGTCTGGTACAGCGTAATTGATGATGACCGTCTTGATCAATTGCCGGGCGATATCCCGCGCAACACTCTGGTAGTAAGACACTTCAAAGTCGACCGACTTGCGCTGTGCAAGTATTCCGAATTCGACCTGCGGCCTTTTATCATCCCTGATCACAGGCATGTTCAGCAGGCCGATGCTGTCGTAATTGACGCTGAACTGATTGACGAAGTCCATGAAAGTCAGTGCCGCGTCGTTGTCGATCCCGTACATCACCACCCGCACAAGGTCTTTGCATAGCTGTGTGTGACCGTAAGTTCGATCTAGTCGCGGCGCTGACCCAATCGCCACAGTCCCCGTTGGTTCGATGTGAATCGTAGCAAACGGTGGCACTTCGTTCTGTGGCGAAAGGAATGACGGAAACAGCGGGAAGGTATCGTTGGAAAAGACTTCCCACGGCTGCGCTTTATAGTTGTTCATCGACAACCAAATCGGCAGCGAATTGGATACGATCAGCCGGTTGCGAAGCTGCTCCGGATCGTCGATCAATTGCGAGGCCATGATCGAATAAATGGCCCGCCCCACATAGTGGTATATGTCGGCCTGACGGTAGAAGCTGCCCCGGCTGCCGAAGGCGAACTTGATTCCGTCGAAGGTGCCCACATACATCAGGCTGGGATTGACCTCATTCAAATCCTTCACTTCGTTTTCGGACGTGAAGATCACCCGGTTGGACACGAAGGTTTCCGACTGATCCTGCGACAGATCGCTGATGTAATGCAGGCTTCCCTTCACCCTGATGAATTGCGCCGGGGTATCCACGGACGCCAACTGGTCCAATTGGGCGGTATCGAACGGCGACGTATTGAACAGGGCGGACGGAGAAAGCTGATCGGCCTTCACCCAAAAGACGAAGCCATCAAGCGGAAGGACCACCCGCTTGTAGAGCGTAAAGTCGACTTCCTGCACATAGGATAACGTCTCGATCCCGGCAGCGAGCGCTGCATTCAGGAACGAGTTGTCGGTGCCGGTTGATTCCGCTGCGTTCGCCATCACTCATCCCTTGGCGGAAAGTCGCCTTGGTCATAATCCGCAAGCTTGATAAAGACGTGCCATCCACATCCGGGCGGATGGTGGTATTTCTTTCCCTTGTGGGTGAATTCCGCTTCCTTGGAATCGAAGAAGCTTTGTGTCACCCGACCATCTGCGTGAACATGGTGCAGACCGATCCCGGTTGTGATCCCGCACTTGCATCGCACCAAGGGCTTTAACTGCTTGCCCGCCATATCCTGAACAGGAAACCAGCCCGGCGCTGTGGTTTTGTCGTACCCATCCAACTTGGGTATCAGGATGGGGTTGTTCGCATCACAGCGGTCGATCCCGCTCACAAGCGACATTGGGTGCGGTTGGAAAGCCATCAGTCAACCCACGCCTTGAATGCTGCCTGATATTGTCCGGTGTCGATGAAGGAAGGCCGACGCTTGTTGGCCTTCGCATAAGGATGCAGCAGGCGATGGTTCACACCCGCCAATGCAGCAGCGGTTGGCACACCGGGGTAGCCGATCTTTTCCGGCCCGCCCATTGACAGCCATTGCTTGAAACGGTCACCGATATCATCGCCCGCCGATGCAAACGGATCGCCTGAAGCCGGTGCGCCTTGCAGCAAGTCTTCCAGCGCACCCGCCAAGCCCTGCTCGAGCGACCGCAGCACGAACAATTTGTCGATCTCGAAGAAGTTCTGCATGACGTGGTATTTGGCTTCCAAGATTTCAGCCACGTCATAGGTGCTGATCGACGGCACCGACTTCCGGGGCTTCCGCTTGCCCTTGCGCGGGGCGGGCTGTGGATAGGCGTAGGGATGGTCGATTACCCCGAGATGCAGCTTCATTTTTAAGCCTTGAGGGGCCGCAGGCCGGGCTTCCAAGGGGCCGGAAGGGCCGGAAGCCGAGGTATGCGGCCAGAATCGCCGGAATTCACGCCTGCCAATGGCCCCGGCTTCATGGGGTTAGGCCCCAAATGGACGTGCCATAGTCCTGCGCGAATGCAAGATATTGACGGCCCCACGGCGTCTTCAGGTTTTGCAGGTTCGCCATCGTGAAGTCCTTGGCCGCTTCGATGTTCAGATAGCTGCTGCTCGTCCCTTCATCGCTTGCCGATTGGATCACGCCCGGAATGAACTTCAGGCAATTGTACTGGTTGCGTGAGTATTTGAAGAAGGGTGCAGGCGGATCGCTTCCGGGGATGGTCGCAGCGCCGGGAAGATCGGCGGCGTAATTGATGAGATTATCACCGCCGAGATTGTAAACCGCCAAGACGTAAATGTCAGGAATGACATTCAGGGTAAGGTTCACAATGTCGACCGAGATTTGCAGCGCAAACGGGATCGCCGGGGAATTGTCCGGCAGCACGGTGGTGTCGATCCCCATGTTCAGGCGAATGAAGTTGGTAAAGCCTGCAACAGACACGGGTTGGATTGTGAAGAACTTACCCATCGAGGTCAGCCCTTGCGGTTGCGCTTGCGGGGCGGTGGCGGGGCTTGCCCGTCAATCTGCTTATTGGTCACCCGGATGCCTTCAGCCACCATGTCGACATTTTCCTGATTGGGCTTCTCTTCCTGCACGACCGACATCTCGAGCGTTTCAAGCGTCGAAGGGTTGTTCGCCTCGGCAAGATGGTGATCAATCAGATTGCTGGCGCTGACCGCTGCCTGCTTGCGGAATTCCTTTCCGCGCTCGACCAAAATACGGGTGTTGCGGTCCATTGCGAGCATGATGTTGTCAATGCTGATCGGGCGGTCGACCGAATAGCACAGCCCGGTGAAGGTGCGAATGTTCTTCACTTCCGATACGGGGATCAATCCGTACTTCTTGTGCTGCTTGACAATGGCGTCAATGTCCGGGGTATTCAGATCGCCCGCGACCTGGATTTGTCTGCCGATCCCGATCCGTTGAATACGCATGGACACCTCTTCAGGCACGCGGTAGGGCAATTCGATGTTCTGCTTCGTCAAGTTTGCGATGTAAAGTTTCATGAGAATTCTCCCAAGGGTCAAAAGGTGGTGTCCGCTACTTTCCCGGACTGGTCACAGTGCGATTTTATTCTCCTGTTTTCCTGATGACCCTTGGGTTGGATATCCGTCGGGGGGTATGGCTTCGACGGTTCAAGAAACGGGGTGGGGATCGCTTTGTTACATCCCCACATCGGAAGCGGATAGTCTTCCGATTACTGATACTGCATCGAGACTCCGGTGATTGCTTCCGGACGAACGCCCCAACCCGATGTCGAACGAAGTTCGCTGACAATATCAATCGCGCCACCGGGGATCGGTGTCGGGATTTCTTTTGGCGCAGCCATGTCGTTCAATTGCAGCGTGCAAGCTTCCAAGCCCGGCGACAGCTTGGCGAACTCGTTGGTATTGATCTTCCCGCCTGCGGGCTTCTGCACTTCAGGCATGACGATGAGGACCAAATCGGTGTTGCCGCCGAGTCCCTGATTGATCAGGGTATCGTCATAGCACCACAAGATTTCATCCTTGTTGTCGCTTGCCACGGATTTGACCACGCCTGCGGTCGAAGTCGTGCCTGCGCCGGGCCGCTGGAATTGCACAAGCTGAACCACGTTGTATTCGAACGTGCCAAGCGTGCGCTGCGGTCCAAGGATGGTGAACTTCCTGCCGATCCCCAATTGATTGGTGCGGGATTTGATCTGCTGGATCTGCGACAAAATGAACAACGCCATTTGCCCGTTGTCATAGGTGACGACGGTATCGTTGTTGTTCGAATCAGGCGGCAGCGGGATTGCCGTCGAACCATTGGTATTGACAATGCCTTCGCCGTTCGCGGGGTTCATCCCGTAAAGCAGCATATTCCGAAGAAGCTGGAAGTGGCCTTGGCGCATACCCAACCGCTGGGCTTCGACGATGGAAACATTCCACCGGCTCATCGCAGCGGTATCATGGTGGTCGTATTCAGCCCGGACCCGAAGCAAGTAGGACGCGGTGCTGATCATCGACATCGCAATGCCGACCGATGGCAGTTCATTGTAAGCCGATTGCCCGCCCGCCATCTTCGTGCGGATATCCGCGCGGCGGATGTAAGCAACCAAATCACCTTCGCCCAAGCGGGTCAGCGGTTCGCCACCCCCAAGAAGATCGAAAGCCCCGGAAGCCTGCGAGTAAGGCAGCAGGATTTCCGGCATTGTGTATGACGGGTTGAGCGTCACATAAGCCGGGGCAATGTTACCCATTTAGAAAATTCCTTTCTGTCAGTGATTGATTGGACGCCCAATCGGTCAGATTTGAACGAGTGCGCAGGAACCGGAACGGTTCCATGTGGCGAAGCCGGTGACCGGGTCGTAGCTGACCACCATGCTGTTGCCGATCTGCACGTTCAGAATTTTGACCGGCAGAATGGCAGCGGCTGCACCGCCAACAAGCAGCGATCCACCAGTGATGGTGGAAGCACCAAGCCCGGACCCGGCATTGTAGACCACTGTCGATCCGGTCGTCCCTGCCAAGGCGGTGAATGTGCCGTTCAGGGAAGCGAATGCCCCGGTGCCGGTCAGCGATGACACCGTGACCGAGTCGCCCGGCCCGAATGTGATCGGGGCGGACATGGTCAGTGTGACCACACCCGTGCCGTCAACATAAGTGCCGGATGAAATGGTCAGCGCAGAAGCGATGTAGGGCACCAACCGCTGATTGGTGAAGTCCCATGACACCGCTTGCGTGATGATATTCCCCTCAAGATCGACCAGTGCAGGATCGATGGCCAGCGCAATGCGGGCGTTCGATCCAAGACGGTAGAAATTGACGGTCATGCCGGAAGCGGCAAGTGGGACCGGCGATTGCGGCGTATTGATCATGGAATGGTCCTGATCAAACACCGAGAAGCCGGTCAGATCGCCAGCGTCGCCACCGTCAGGCGGGTTCTCCGTATCGGCAATCTGCGTAGCGCGGGTGATCTTCCCGCCATTGACGCCGTTTGCCGATCCGCCAGAATATGGCGAAGTGGTTTCACTGATTGCGACACCGCCCCACATGGGAATGGTCTCGCTGTCAGCAAGTACGCCACCGGCCAACCGATAGCGGGCCGAAGGATCGTCCATCGCCTGACCCTGAATGTAGCCATCCGACTGGACATTGAATGAACCCGCACCATTGGTGGTAACAAGCGGGTTGAAGGCAATTTGAGCAGACATTGTTTCTAGTTCCTTTCCGCCGGTTCATTCAATGCCCCGGCTGATGATGCGAAAGTGAATTGACCCCTGATCGATCAGCGGCCCTGTTGTGCCGATGGCGTCAGGAAACCGCCTTTGTCCCAATCCACCTTCTGCACCGGGGCTTTGAAGTCGCGCACGAAGCTGTGCTTGCCGACAAAGCTGATCGTGCGCTGACCGGTCGCATGGTCAGTGCGGGTAATCTGACGAAGCTCGTCTTCCGGCAGATCGACAGGATTGTCCGCAGCCTTGAACGCGTCTGCGTAAATCTGCCCTTCAGCCACATCGAAGGCCGCGTCCGCAATTGCGGCGACATCAACCTTCGACCATGCAGGCGAATGGACCTTCAGCGCGGTAGCCAACCGGCGCTTGTAGGCTTCCAACGTTTCCCCATCCAAGGGGCGCGGCGCTGAATCACCAAAGGCTTGGAAGACCGTGTCCGCCTTCGCCTGCACTTCTGCCCGCTTGCGGAAATCCGCATCGGACATCTGCAACGGCATCCGGCGTTTCAGATCGGCAATTTCGCGCTTCATGGCTTTGACATCGACGCTGTCCTTGCGGGCATCATCGTCATCATCGTCGTCCTTCTTCGCGTCCTTGCGACCCTTCTTTTTGTCGGCAACGGCGACCTTTTTGTCTTCTTCTTCGTCTTCGTCATCGTCGTCGTCATCGTCGTCGTCTTTTTTGTCTTCCTTCTTCCCCTTCATGTCTTCAGGGAAGTCGTCCTTCTTGGCCGCATCCTTTTTGTCGGCCTTTTTGTCTTCCTTCTTTTCTTCTTCTTCGTCGTCGTCATCGTCGTCGGCCTTCTTGGCTTCGAACGCATCCATGCGCGACGACATTGAATCGACCTTCGCTGCGTACTCGTCAAAACGCTGACGATCATCGGCCCGGCCTTTCGCCAAGCTGTCAAGACCCGTCAGGATTTTGTCGAGTTTGTCTCCACCTTCCGCATCTGCTCGCACCTTCGCTTCTGCGGCCTTTCTTTCTTCATCCGTCACTGTACTGTCTCCTTTCACGAGAGTAGCCACACCGGCTGGATCGCCACCTTTGTCCCAAACACCCTTCTCGCAGATGGCGATATGATCGAGCAGAGAAGGTTTACCTTCAATCAGTAATTGTTCACCTGTATCCAATTCCACTTTCGTATTGACGCTTGGATCGCGGAACACCACCGCAGGCGACGTGGAAAGCTGTGTGTTCCGCATTTCCTTGATTGCATCTGCATCGTAGATTTTAGCGATGCCCCAAACTTCGCTCGCTTCCGGCTTCAGGTACGGCAGGAAGACTGATCCAACAACGCGGTCGTTGAATTCCTTGCTGTTCAACATCGCGCTTTTGGGATGCTCGAAGATTACCGACAAGCCCATGCACCGCTGCACGAAGTCTTCATTCATGTACAGCGATGGATCGCGCCACACATATTCGTTGTGCTTGTGGCGATAGGCCATTCCGGTGCCGGTAATGCGGATATTGAACAGCCACATGTTGTCATAGGGCTGCGGGCTGACCAGAAGCCCGGACATCATCGCGCGGGCGACAGCGAGTTCGTCCATGCCAAGGCGGTCGAGCGCAATCTGACAGCCGGGGTGCATCGGCTGCGGTGGCTGATCGATGGGTGCCCAAGCCCATCCGACATGTTCGCCATTGACCGTAGGCGTGAATTCTTCCTTCACCCGCTGAATGAATGTGGTGAAGTCGACTTCTTCCCCCGGCGCTGCTTCGCCCGGTAGCAAGGCAACGCTGCCATTCAGAGGTGCAGGGGCAAGCGGGGTTGGATCACGGGGCCTGATTTGCCGCGTCCATTCGGCCCGTGGCCCTGCGGGTATCTTGCCACATTCTTCGATGGCTTCGCGCTCAGCTGCTTCCAGCTCGGTCTCGTCGCCTTCGATATGGCCACCGGGGAAGCACCAGAAGCCGGGGTAATCACCGCCCGGCCCGCGCTTCAGATACAGGGCCTTGCGATCCTGCGTGATGAAAAGAATTCCGGCAGCGCGGATCATCAGGATACCACTTTCACTTTGCCTTCGGGGATCATGTAGTTGGTATTTTCAGATGGGGCCGATTGGATTTGCAGGTGGCCGTCGCGGGCAGACAGAACCCGACCGGTTTCGCCGTGGCCACGAATGCCCGGCGCATTGATCTTCACCTGCTTGCCGATCATCGGGTGCTTGTCAGCATCGGTCCTCGTCTTTGACCTAGGCGGAACAACCGTCACTGATTTGACGTTGCTCTGCGCCTTCATTTCCTTCTCCATGTGACGAGCTTCACTTTCGTGAGTGTAAACATAGGTGTCAAAGTCACCGGTCTTCCAATAGACTTTGACTTCCCAATAGCTGGAAGCATCACCACGAACGGCCTTCTTCTTGTCAGGGCCTTCCATCATCTTCGCGATGTCGCGGTCGATGTCGTCGATCTTCGCAGCCAATTCCCCGGCCTTGGCAGGATTGCCTTCCGATTTTATCAAGCGGTCAAGCTGGCTCTGAAGCTCGGTACGCAAGGCCCGCAGGCGAACCAGTTCACCTGCTGTGCTGTCGGCCTTTATTTCGCTGACATATATTCCGGTGCAATCCGGGTGCTTTCGGTGGGCAATCTTCGCCGCTTCATCTTTGGTAGCTGCCTTGATGTCCAAATCGGCCACGTGCTTTGACGATTGCGGGGTCTTGAATACTTGTACGTGCCATTCCCGCTCGGCTGCATCAGCCTTCGTGCCCTGATTGGGTTCACGATATGATGCAGCAATGGAATCGATCTTCACCATTGCTTCATCCATCAGGCACGCGTCCATCTTGGCGCAGATCGCGTCAAGCATCGATGAAGCGGGCGATACCGCGCTGTCGCTGCGCGGTTCCCACTCAAGGGCACCTTCGTCGTTTTCGACATAGGCCCCTTTGGTCTGTTTGGCCTTGGCGACCGCTTCCTTGAAGCTGTCGATCTGCCCGGAGATTTTACGGCCGTCTTTCACGACGAAGAAGGTCTCCGGCACATTCTGCTCAATGCGTGAGTCGGCCCGATTTGCCCCTTCCAATTCCTTGGTCAGATCACGGACGTTCTGCTCGAGCTTTTCCTTGCTCGGGATATTGATGGTGTTGAACCGACCGCCCGCCAGCAACTTCTTGGCTTCGGCAAGTTCTTGTTGGATCGCTTCACGTGGCCTGCCTGCATCCGCCCGATCCACGCCCGATATCTTCCCGGCATTCTTGGAAGCGTAGAAGACTTGCTTCCCCTTGTCGCCACCGTATTCCTTTTCCATCGCGGCAAGGATTTCCTCACCTTTTGCTGTCAACGGCATTTGCGTAACCCCTTATTGCAGGATGATCGCGTTGTTGATGACAGCGGTGCTGCCGGAAGCATTGGCAAGCTTGATCTTGAACCACCCGAACAGCTTCCCGTCCGCGATGGCCTTGTTGGTCAGGGTATTGGCGCTGATCGCCTGCGTGGTTTCTTGCACAAGAATATCCCCGGCAGGATCGGCGTATTGATCGATGGTCAGCGTCAGGTCGTGGGTGGCCTTCGCCCAAACCGAAATGTTCGCGCCGTGGCTGATTATGATACCGGAGTCATAGGTGACACCGGTAAGAATTTGTGCCGGGAATGGATTGAGCGGCGGAACCGGGCCTGCAGCATTCGGGTACGGAACCATTGGTTGTCCCTTCTATTGAATGGGCGGAAATTTCAGGCGAAGGCGAATTATGTTGACCTGATCCTTCAGGGCCTGGATCGTTTTCTGCTCTGTCTTGTTCGGCCTTGGCCCTGCGTCCGCTTGCGCCTGCTGCAACTGGAACTGGTACCATTCCAAGTCGCGCTGATCGCTGCGGTTTTCGGCTGCATCCAAACGCTGAAGAATTCGGTCGTTATTCTGCTGAAGTGTTTGTAGCTGCTTGCCAAGCTGCACCAAGGCAATTTCGCCGGGGATTGGCAGCGGGCCGCTCTGAATGATCCCGTCCACAATTGGTGCAGCCCATGACACCACAGTAACACCCATCATCAGCCCGCCACCGACAGCAGCGACCCACTTTGCCAACCGGATGATCTGAATTCTGTCCATGACTGCACCAATCGCTTTAGGATGATTTATTTCTTCCCGGCCTTCTTCGCCTTCCATGCCTTCTGTTTGGCGATGGCTGCGTCGCCTGCCGGATGACCCGCAGGAGCGTGCTCGTAGATCGTCAGCGATCTACCATCTGACATTGCCAGTTGGTAGGCGTCGATGATCCCTTCCTGATCGGTCATCAGCATGTTGGTGCCGTGAGCAATCGATTCCTGCAGCTTGTCCAAATCCAAGCTGCCGTCCGGCGCGTGCGGGTCGTGATTCCATGTGGTAGGTTTATGTGCCATTGGGTGCTCCTTTGCTTTGATCGCCGGTTTCCAATTCGGTGGGCGATATCACCGGTTCCATTCCATTGCGGACCCATTCCAAGGCTGCATCCCGCGCGGCGATTGCGTGGGTCACCTCTTCCTTGAAATGCTGCACGCTATTGATCGCCGGGTGCCTGACGAACAGCAGCATCACAAGAGTGCCTACCCGCTCACCAAAGCCTTTGTGGATTGCACCTTCGTAGTAAGCGATCCGCCTGATTTTCAACTCGCGCTGTGCCGCAGCGGCAAGGTCTTCAGAAGCCGTCACAATCCAGCCACCATTTCGCGCACCTTGGCCTGCGCTTCCTTCAGGCTCTTCTCGCCTTTCGCGGTCAGCATCGACTTCGGCAGATCGCGCACATGGTAGACATATTGGCCGTAGCAGCGACAGAATGGTTCTTCAGCGGGCTGCGTGATCTTGTCGAGAAACCCCGCGTTGCCTTGCCGCATCAATCCCTGCTCGAGAGCCCAGTTGCCCCGAATGGTATAGACCAGCATGTCGCGCTCCTTGTGGTCTTCGCGATAATTGTAGCCCGGCTGCCGCCAATGGCTGTGCCAGATCATCGCAAGCGCGTTGTTGTCTTTCGCCACGATGTCATTGATTGCCGATGTCAGCTTGTGGCCCTGATCAATCAGCACGCGGCGTTCTTCAAATTTGGTCCGCGCCAGCGACTTGCGTATATCCTGCTTGGCTGCGGGCTTCTGACCGGCCACTTTCGTTCCGCCCTTGGGGATCGATGTGGCCCAACCACTGAAGCGTTGCAGCGTCTTCTCGATGGATTGCTGACGGTTCAATCTGATGAGATTGGCCGATGCCAGTATCCGGCGATCCAATTCCGCCCGAAGATGAGGCCGCAACCGTTCAATGGTAAATCTTCCGACCCCGGCATGATACCGAGCGATGCCGCCCTTCTCGACCATGCGGGTATAAATCGCGATCAACCCGCCCCGCAGCATGGCCTCGAGCACATGGGGCTGGGTGAATTCCTTTTCGGCTGCTTCCTTGATCTTCTTTTCCCACATCACCAATCGTTCAACGGTGTCGAAGCCGTGGGTGAGCAAGTCATCCACGGCTTCAGTGACAACGTCGTAGAAGGAATTACCCTTCTGTGATGGCATTAGGGTGCAGGGGCTGCCGGGGTATTCGCAGTGACCGCTGCCGCAAGCGAAGTATCATTCGCGGCAAGCGTGGTTTGCAAATCGGTCAGCGATTGAAGCTGAGCCGGGGTGGCTCCTGCCGCTTGTGCTGCGGCAACTGCATCCGCGATCATTTTCGGGATGCCATTCAGCAGGGCGACAGCCGATTCTTCGACGGTGGTTTCGTTGGCGACTTCAGCGGTAAGCGCGGCAATCTTGTCGTCAAGTACTGACATCTTCACTTCCTCTTGTTTCAGGGTGCGTAGGATTTGGCCGAGCAGTCTTTCGATGCGATCAAGTCGGCCTTGGCAATGATCGCAAATACAACAATCAAATCTGTTCACGGCGTCCCCTTCTGCACATGTGCATAACTAGGGTTTCAGGATCGGCTCCGAACTTCTTCGCCACGGCTTCCTTCAGCGATTTGAAGGCCCGCTGGGCAGCCGCTTCCTTGGCTTGGCGGGCCTTGGCCGCTGCTTCCCGCTCAGCCCGCTGCCGGGCCGTAAACGACGCCTGCTTGGCCCTATTTGAAGCGATGGCGGGCATCAGGGCCACCTAATCGGGCCGGGCTTGGCCCTGCGGGCAAGCTTCGCGGCCTTCCGGCGCTCGTGGCGGTTCTGCGGAAGCTGATCTTCAGGTGTGGTTGCCATTACTTCAAACCCATAAATGACCGGTCCTTGATCCAAGTAGCTATCCACCGAAGACGCGGTTTGATCGCTGCTCGTCAGATAGGAACAGCAGCCTGATGTATTGGTCCTTGATAAGCCGGGCACCATTCAGCGACCCCAAATCCATACGGGGGTCAGGATTACCAACATGACCAGCGTCAAGAAGGCCCCAGCGATAATCAAGGCACCGACGAAGGCTTGCGCGATCTGACCGGCGATCTGAAACGATGCCGATATCATCAGGACGGGTCCACTTGGACGACTTCGCCATTCGACAACGTCACGATTGCCCCGGCAGGATAATCCCGCGAATTCAGCGTGACCACCGCTGTGCCCTTCTTGGGGTGAATGAGGATCATTTGCTGCGTCAGCGCCGCTGCCCCAGCGGTGTGCATTAGATATCCACGAAGCCGCTTCTTCATCAGTCCCACCGCCCGTTCTTCACTTCATTTGCTGAAGTCAGCGCGAAAGTCGCAGCCTTCCCATGTGGCGTTGACATTGTATTTCGATTTGCACCTGACCTTGATATCGGCAGGCACAAAGACAGTTTGCCTACCGCTTTTCGCGGTCAGGTAATCAGCCACAATCTGTTTCAGTTCAGCAGCATCGATGCTGCCGGAAATTACGATTGACATAATCAGCCCCGTCTAGGCAGCGCGATCCATTTTCTTGCTTTGACGCAGCAACTTGGTCAACACATTGACCATTGCAGAGTCAGCCCTTGGCAGCTTCGGCTGATGCTCTTTCGGTGCCGCCTGCTTGCCCGGCTGCTTGTCGCCGTCTTCTTCGTCATCGCCTTCGCCGTCATCTTCGTCGTCGCTCTGATCATTCCCGCCACCGCCACCGTTCTGCATCATTGCGGCCTGCGGGTCGAAGTTCTCCAAGGCGTCGAAGTCGAGCATCAATTCGTTCGGGAACAGCAGCTTCAATTCGTTGAAGTTGTCCGCCAGCCATTGAATGATGATGTTGCGATTGTCGGGATCGACCGCAGGAAGCAGGACTTCGACCGCTTCGATCATCGCATCCAATCGGGTCTTGTCGACCTTCTGCTGTTCCGATGGCGGTTCGGTCAGCAGCGAAGGCCATTCAAACGCGAACGTGTTCACCCAATCGTAGAAGGCTTCGGTATAGGATTTGGTTTCGTATTCAGGGAAGTCAGCCTTCAGCGTTTCGTAGAATTCCGGGGTCCACGCCTTGTACATGCAGACCTTGTCACAGAACTGATACAGGGGCCGCAGCCATGTGCGAACCCCGTCAATGTATTTGGCGATGTTCTTGGCGTCTTCGGTGCCTTCCGCCATCCCGCCGACCATTGTCTCATTTTCCAGAAGCTTCGCGGGCATGTCAGCAGCGGTCGCGATGTTCTTCAGGATATTGGTGCGCACCACCTGATAGGGGCCGTCGAGATTGCGGAAGTTCAGGCTTTCGATTGCATCGTCCGGGCCGATAGAAATGACCCCGCCCGTCGATGCTTCCCTGATCATTCCGCGCTTCTGGCCCCACACCAGTTGCATCATGTTGTTGATGATCGACCCCGGTGCTTTGATCTTGGCAATCAGAACGCCGACCTTCACCGTGACCAAGTCATCGGTCAGAAGCGTTTGCAGAAACGACTTCAGCGGGAACAGCGCTCGCTGGTAGACGCTTCTGCCGACGAAGCCGAAGGCCGATTGTGTGAACGCGATATAGATCGGCTCTTCGTTCAGCACCACAACGCTTCGGCTGCGATGGAATGCGCTGCCCTGAACGCTGACCTGATCGGGTTTCATAAAGTCGATTGACAGCGGGTTCTGGTTCAGCACCAGCGATCCGGCTGTATTCAATGGATCGTAGACGTTGAAGCTGGTCTTCAGCTTCGACAGCTCTTTGTAATCGAGCGGCCTGCCGGGTGGCACGCCTTCCGCCATCAGGGTCAGCGTGGCGATCCCGTAGACGCGCGACAGGGATGCGACATTCTTGATTGCGCCATCGCAGCCAAGCTTGGTCCACATTTCCTCAAAGGCATTCTTCACGCGGTCTTGCGGCGATTTGCTGACCACAATTTCGCGCTTCTGCGATTGGGCCATTTTGATCGGGGCTTCCGCCATCTTGGCCCCAAGCGGGTGGTACAGGTAGATCGTCTTGCAAAGCTGATACGACGGATCGTCGCCCGGCTGTATATCTTCGGCCTGCAACAGATCGGACAACTGGTTGCCCAGCGACGATCCATTGATGCTGATGCTTGCTGGCATTTTCTACCTTCCCTGAATGCGGCGGGGTGGCGGGGGTTCACTCGCCACCACCCCTATCGCCTGCGGTCTTCCGGTGAACTCGGATCGCGGGCGAATGAGAATTGATCAGCCCGTCCAGTCCGTCCAAGGCGGGTCCTTCGGCAACATGCGATACCGGCTCAGCGCCCATGCCAAGTGGCAGAACCAACCCGATCCGAAGGCTGCGATCAGCGACCAGTAAAGGTGGTTCATGGGGCTGCCGCGTGGTGAATGTCGTTCAGCTTCGCGCGAATGGCAGCGGCATCCGATTCCGACATTCCTTCTTCCGGCCTTGGCTGATGCCCGGCCTGATGATCCATCAGCCAATCAAGGTGCAACGCCGCAAAGGCTTTGTGGGCAGCATTGTCCAAGGTAGCGAAGTATGCGTCGCCTGCTTCGGTCATTTTCTTCAGCCGTAGATCGGCAGCGGCCTTCTTGATATCCATCAACCATTCTCCATTGGTCAGTATCCCGACGAGTCACCCAACGCCAACGATATGCCATAGCAGAAGCAATCCAACAGATCGTCGGCCCGCTTGTTCGCATCCGGATCGGCAACCCTGAAGCCCAATATCTGCGACATCATTTGATTGCGGGTGCTGCCCTTGAACGTGGTCACCTTGTCATAGGCTTGCTCGGTCACCTTGACCAAACCCTGATAGACATAACCGCTGACATTGATCGCCCGCTCGTCCTTGCCCTTGCTCACCAGCTCGGTGTCAATGGCTTGGGCTTTCCATCCCCGCTTCACCGCTTGCTGAAGCAGGATCGTGCCGCTGTTTGTATCTTCGATGAATGCACCCAACGATCCAGCGCGGGCCTCGTATTCCTTTGCGAAGGATTCCAGCAGCCGGAACACATTGGGCAGCCATGCTTCAAGGCTTGCGCCTTCGATCTGTACAAGGTCCCAATCCAGAATGTAGAGTGTGTTCCCCTTCGATTTGGTGAAACCGAAATAGATCACGCCGGTGCCGTCATTCTCCTTTCCGGTCTTGATGGCCGTATCAATGACCGCGAAGACGCTGTCGATCCGCTTGGGACAGACCGCAGGCTTCCCATTGATGAGCAGCTTGTCCTTGCCGAAGAAGGCGATACCCGACCAGTCGACGAATTCGGCCAAGTATTCCTGCTGATAAACCAACGGGTGGTTTTCAGCTTCCAGCTCCTTGAAAATGACTTCCCTGCGGGCCAGCCACTCGGCTTCGGTCTCATGGGGATCGCGGATCGGGATGAGGGGATTGTCGAACGTGGGCGCGTGGAATTCTACAAAGCCCAGCTTCTTCTCATTGCAAATCTTGTAAAGGAAATTGTCGGGATCGTTTCCGTTGGTGTTCGACAGAACAATCGCGCTGCCCTGATAATCCAACAGCGTGGGCCTGATCGATTTCTCCCAAATCCCCAACATATTGTTCTTGGTGAATGCACCTTCGTCGATGATCACCTTGTGATAGTGCCGGGATCGCCCGGCTGACTCGTTGTCCAATGTCCAGAAATCAATCCGGCCACCGCCTATGGTACGAATGACCCCTTCGACCTTGCTGCTACTGGTCCGGATCGGCAGAAGCATGGCAGCCAGATCGTTGAAGGCTTCCGATGATTTCTTGTAATCAGGGGCGAACCATCCGATGCATTCCTGATTGATTGCGCCATCAGCGGCAATCACTTCACCGAATGTGGTCTTCCCCCATCGCCTTCCGCACCTGATGGCTTTGAAGCGGGCCGGGTAATCGAATGCTGATACCTGCCCGTCATGCAGGGTCGGCAGTGACACATGGACATCAGGCATGGGGATTTGCCTGAACCCACGCCCGCATGGCCCCGCGCAAATCGCAGTATCCGCAGAATTCCCGAATGGTCTTACCGCGCATATCGCACCGCGTCAGAACAGCCACCGCATCGCGGGCAAGTGTGAAGGCGGTACAACCATATAATCGGGCACCGCACAGGAAGCATTTTCTGTCAGGCATCAGCGAGGCGAATTGCAGAACCAGCAATCCCATGAACTGTCGTTATTTCGCCCGCCGCAGAACGAGCATAGCCACTTGCAGATCGCACGCATCGATTGGGGTCCATATTGGGGAAAAGGATCAGGGGCAGCCGTTGTTGGCCTAACGGATTTCCGCCCCTGATCAGTTATCCCGTCCGGGCTCGGGTGAGTACCGGACGGTGAGGAGTCTGATTGGTGATCTCGGTCAAAGCATCGTCCCGCATGACATGTGCATTCTCTGTGGGCGATCCATTAGGCCCGAAGCAAAGCTGCCCGGCGACAGCCCCGCAATAGGGACAAGGGATTTGGTAAAGCATTCTGCCGGTCTTCTGTGTCATCGCCTGATCTTCACATAGACATGACAGCCAAGCACCACGATCCAGAAGCCAATGATCCCGCCCGCAATGCCTTCAAGGAAACAGACCATCAATGCACCGTGGTTATCCCGGTCGGCGCTGGGGCCGGTAATGCAGGCCTGCGACGTGGAAGCCCGCCTTCGACAATGATGCGGGTATCCCGATTGTCGGGCACATCGGCTTCCCTTGGTATCTCACGCCAACCCGCACGGCATTTCAGGTAGAAGCAAATGGCCCAAGGCTGCCCCTTCTTCAGTGCATCATAAAGCTTTCCCACCGCCATTCCTGTGAAGCTGTTGACCGCCTGATCGAGCTCGAATGCAAAGTGGTCCTGAAGGGTGGTCAGGCTCATGTGATAATACGAGGCAATTTCTGTCTGCTTGACGCCTGCTACGACCAATGCCCTGACACCCGCTTTCAATTCCGCTGTCGGTTTGAATGTCGGCCTGCCGGTCTTCTTCCATTTCTTGTTCGGATCGATGGATTTGTTGACCAATCCTTTGGTCGTCAGGACCGGCTTCTTGGTTCTGCTTGGCTTTGGTTTCTTGCGGGGCATCGTTTCTCTTTGTGTTATGGTATCGGGTACTTTGGATTATGCGGCCTTTTGCTGGGTACCGCTGAAGACCACGCGCTCATGGTAAGCGCACCACGGGTTGTCGATGCCGCTGGTCTTATGGCCGCACATTCTGAAGTTGTGCTTGGCCGGGTCATCGCGGGTATATTTGCACCGCGCTCCGGACGGAAAATCGTTCAGCGGGCCGATGGGTGCTGGCTCAACTGTGGGGATTGGCTCTTGTGATTTCATGGGTTGGGATTTCTTCACAGGCTTGGTGGTGAAGTAGCTTTTCACCTTTTGCCCGGATCGCTTTAATCCCATGCGATCTATAATTCCGCCTACCGCATTGCGCGACAGATCGACCTTGAATGCTGATTGTAAAAGCACCGAGATGGATTTGGGCGAATAACCTTCTTCGAACTTCGCCTTGATAAATTCGCGGTGCTTGTCAGAATGAGGACTTGGCATGGTATTCTAATACCCCCCGGTATAATCGCGATGTTTGGATTGGTGCGCGGTAGTGACAGTTCTGGCGCGATTTGGGGAACTAATGTGATTCGGGGTCTTCGGCAAGAGGGTCTGAAGGCTTCAGGTTGGGGATAATCTCGCCCTGCCGGGCGGACAGCCAATCGACCATTCTATGCACACAATCCATTGCCTCATTGATTTTCCTGATGTCTGGCGCGGGTTTGTGCTTTCCAATCTGAGAAGCTGTCATCACGCAGTGGATTGCCTGTTGAGAATTTCCCATCCGGGCATGAGCCCAAGCCAGTACCAGTAAATGAGCGGACTCGTCGCGGGCAAGCAGCACAAACATGGGTTCGTCGGGCTCGGCTTTGCTGTAGCAGTCCCATTCACCGGGATTGTTCTTGGTGCTCATTTGCTAATACCTTTTCACGTTCAAGAAGGTGGTTGTCGGCATGGGCTTTGATAACTTCGTAGGCTTCCACGCACATGGCATATTTCACATTGTTGCTCGCCAGTGGGATCGGAGACCACACGATCCAAATCGCGATTGCGGTTTCGAGATCCATCAGCGTAACTTCCTTTCTGTAAACTTCTTCATGGCATCATGCAGCTTCATCCACAGGTCGCGGTCGCACATTTCCTGCGGTACATAGTTCATCAGATCAATCAACCGCTGCAATTCCCTGCGATACAATCGAAGGTTGATTTGCTGCCCCTGCACCGGCCCCAGCATCAGTGGATCTCGCTCTGCTTCAGGATGGCGTCGATCTTTTCGTCGACCTTGCCGATTTCCGCGATCACATAATCTTCGAGCACCCTGATCCGCTGCTCAGCCCGCTCATATTCTTCGTCATATTCTTCTTCGGGCGGGCACAGCTCTTCCCTTTCGAGCATCAGGCCGTCCCTGTTGCATTTCAGGGTATGGCGTTCCTTGATCAAATCGATCAGCGTGCGGTCTTCGGGCAGCGCTTCTTCTGATTTGCGCTTCAACAAATCGGCTATGTGCTTGGTGGTAGTCGTCATTTGGATTTCCCTTTGCTGAACTTGCTGGTTTCGTCACCCATGCAATCCCACCGGGGCCATTTCTGACGGGCGAACATTTCCAGATACGGACCGGGTACCAATGCTTCCACGCGCTTGTAGATTTCATCAGGCTTTCTGCTGTGCTCGCGCCTTGAGCTTCTGATCATTTGCGGCACCGCTGCGGACAATCGCTTGGGCTTGCCCCGCGTGAACATGTAGACTTGCTCGGCCTGCTTGCGCGACCAGAAGCCCATTCCGATTCGGTCGCCCTTGTCCCAAATGAAGGCAACGGTCTTGTATTCAAAGCCCCAATGCTCGGCCAAGTTCATGCCCTGTTTCAGATTGGCGTCGGGTATCCAAAGGAACAGTGCGCAATCACGGGCAGCCCATTCGAACACCGGCAACAGCATCAGATCGACAAGGGACATCGCTTTATAGGGCTGCTCAGCCTTCCTCGTGGCGATTGCGTCGGGCCGAGCATAGCTTCTGAAGGCCCACGGCGGGTCGCACAGGATTGCCCCATATTTCCCCCGTGCCGGGCGGGCTTGGGCCTTGGGCTTGCGTCTAATCATCGCTGCGTGCGCCTGAAGACAATTTCCTTCACATCGACATTGATAATCCATCCACCGCAAAACATCGGGCTGTCGATTTCCCGCACGACTTTGGGAAAGCGGTTATCCCCGTGGGGCATCAATATCGTTGTGCAAATGACAACCGATCTTCCATCCTTGTATGTGCAGACAAGTTCCCATTCTTCAGGCGTCATGGTCTGAATTCCTTTCGCGGACTGAATTCGATGAGGGGCTGATTGGCTGCGATATAGAGCGGATGACGGGGCGCACCAAGCTTGGTAACCCCAAGGCAAAATACGTGCTCCTTCTTCGACCGGATTTGTCTCATCAAACCCGACACATGATCGCGGGCAGACAAATGCGCGCCCCACGCACAAATCACAATGTCAGCCCGATCCAGTGCCCGGCCTATCACTCCCTCATTCCTTGGGCCAACAGGGTCACCTATTTGATAGATCGCAATCGGATCGCTCGATCTGACCGCGAAGATATTGACCACCTCAAATGATCCGTAGCTGTGATGCTGACACCATCGAATAAGGGCTTTGATTGTGGGATCATCGATCTTGTCATCCGCTGTCGATGGGTTCAGCATGATGAACAATGCGCGGGGCAAGCCTTCAGCCCATAGTCGCCGCAACAAATAGCGATATCTGCCGCAGTCTGAAATGATCGCGGTTCGGTCAATCAGCATTCTGTAAACTTTCTCAAGTACTCTGCCCTTCGGTCCATCGCTTCAGCCTTGGTTTCCAATTTGCAGTCGGGCAATTCGCAAGCCATGTATTCCCCATATCCGGCACCACAAAGGGCACAGTAATAAGGTTCGCCCAAAAGCCACGGCTCATCATCTACTATACCCATTGCATTTCGACTCCCTTGCTAGATTTTTCCACCACCAATGTTTTGTCGAAGTCGCCCTTGTCCAAGGAATGATGATCGACGAAGAATATCGCCCGCTTCAATTCCAAGGCCCGTTCGCGCAAGTGACCAATCAGATCGTCGATCCCTTCGGGCGATAATCCACGCGTCGGCTCGTCAAGGATTTCAATGTTGGGCTGCAATCCCGCCCGCGACAGCAACACTTCAGACAGGGCAAAGGCGACGGCCAATTGCCAACGCTGTGATTCCCCGCCGCTATAGCTTTTCCACCGCACTGGCTCATTCTGATCGGGCGGATATAGCAGCACCGAGAAAGATGGCGTCACATTCCCGCCCTTGCTTTCCTTTTCGGTATCGAACTTCACGCCCCAATCTTCGAGGCCAAGCATGGCAGCGTGCCGGGCTGCCGACATTTCCAGTTCAAGCAGCACATTGTCGATGATCGACAAGCGGATTTCACGGAACCCTTCCTGCCAGAATTTGTATTGCTCAGCCTGCTCGCGGAATCTGCCGATCACTTCGTCCTTGACTGATATCAGTTTCCGCAATTTGGCGCGGCGATTGATCTGCACTTCCCTTTCATCATCAAAGTGGTCGGTCAGCTTCTTGACCCTTTCAATATCATCGCGGTGACCTTTGATCTGACTGTTCAGGCTTTTCACTTCGATTTCCTGAAATGACCACTCACGCATTCGGTCGCCCCAATCCTGAAGCTTGTCATTCAAGGCAGCGTGCCGATCAGCCGCTGCCTTTGACTCGGCTTCCTGATCACGGTGTAATTCCATCTCGGCCTTGTAATCCCTTTCAATCTGCCGGTGCTCATCAAGCAGATGCTTGCGCGTTACCGGCTGACCACAGGCCGGGCATTTGGCGCTGTCTGATTTCAGGGCCTTGCTCAATGCCTTCGTTCGACCAAGCAAATGTTCGAGATCGGCGTTACTCGCCGCAGCATCTTTGATACAGGCGTCAAGGTCTTCGCGGGCTGCAGCCAATTGCTTCAACAGCTTCTTGTGCAAATCAGGGTCAGGCTTCTTCAGGACAGGCAGCCCGGCCAATTTGTCTTTCGCGGATCGCAACAGCTTCCTGATGGCTGCAAGCTGCTGATCGCGGTCGGCTTCAAATGATTCGCGCCTTTCCTTGATTCGCTGCAAGGCGGATTCCACTTCGACCAATGCGGCGCTGTGTGCGACCTTTTCCGCTTCTTCGGCAGCAATAGCCTTGTCGCATTCCTTTACCGCTTCAGTGGCTCGCCCGGCTGCATCGATGCACCAATCCAAATTCAGGGCATCCGTGAACATCTTCGCCTGCGGCTCAGCATCAAGGTCAAGGAACAGCGAGCCAAACTGCGCAAGCAAAATGGTGCGCCGGAACAATTCTTCAGACATGCCGATCAGCGCCGGGATTTGATCCTGCGTGACTTCCTTGGGGCCTTCGCCCTTCCTTTCATGCTGAAGCACATTCGGGTTTCTTGCCCGCGTGATGAACTGGTTCACACCGTCGCGGGTGAAGGCCAAGCGCACCTGCGTATATTCCTTCGATCCCCACGGCTGAATGGCGGCAGCCGGGCGAGCATCGCGGCCCGTCTTCCCCCACAGCACCCACATCAGGCAGTCCCAAATGGTCGACTTGCCCACGCCATTCGCACCAAGTTCAGGATCAATCTTATTGACCCCGGTCACGTAGTACAGGCCGGGATGCGGATCGAGCTTGATGATGTGCTTACCAACAAGGGCTTTGAAATCCTTGACCCACATTGTGTGGAATTGCAGACCGCTCATTGTGCTACCTTTCGTTTACTATCGGCAGCCGGAATCAAATTTGCTTCTACCAATAATTCGCACATAAGTTCCCCCGGACGAGTCAACTTCGCATAGTTGTGACCCGGCGGTGCCGTGCTGGAACAAGCGGCGGCATCAATCCACACCAATCCCCGTCGATGCAGCGCGGATAGGACCGTCGTTTCAATAAAGTGGCTTCCGCTTCGAACAAGTGACAGACCTTCGATCATGTTTCGTGAAAGCGAAATTTGGAAAGCAACGCTTTGCACATGAGCGGCAAAAATTGCCCGCGCTTCCGATTCCCGATGCTTTTTTAATTTGTCAGAAAAATCGCTCATTGTTCGTGCACCTTGTCATGTTCCAAACGACATTCCTTCTTGCCACAGATGTGAACGGTTTTATTGCCACCACTATCAATGGCACAATCTGAACACGCCAAGGCTGTCGGATCACCACAAACCGAACATGGGTAGGAAGTTTGTGGGCATCTGATCGAACCGTAGTGGGTTCCGCCGCAATGCGGGCAATCCTTGATGGTCATCGTGGCCACCGCCTGCTGATCATATTGGGCTTCGCTTCGCGCACAGCAGCAATGAATTCTTCGCGGTCTTCCTTGCTGGTGAAATACAGGCACAGCGGAACCGAGTCGCCCAACTTCTCATCAGCAGCCCGGCCAATTTCAGAAACCACAAAAGCCATCAGATCGTCCACCGGCGATCCCTGCCGCAGCATCGCATCCCGCGACATGTCTTGGTATTGCTTTTTGCATCGGTCGCGAAGTGTCATCAGTATCCCTCATCCGTCGCACGGGCGATCTGTGCCTGAATCATCAATTCGATGGTCTTTTCTTCGTCCGGCTCAAGCGGCCCGTTCGCCTTTGTCCATTCAGCGGCCCGTTCAATCTTGTCGGTGATATCTTCAAGACCGCTGATCAATGTCCACCCGCTGACAATTTCCCTGAATGCGTCTCTCATTGTGGGCACGGCTTTCCGGTAACGCGTTGATAAAGCGAAGCGGCATTCAGTCGCTCGCCTTCAAAGTTGCTGTTCTTCGCGATGTTGATCAGCCGGTTCAGAAACTCCGGGGTGGTCTGCTTCGATACCGCCGCTTGCTCGCCATACAATCGTTCAAGCACGACAATCGCCAATTGTGCATCGGCGTCACTGATTTCAATTCGCTTACCGCCGCGTCGCTTTTCGTCGACCCCGGCTTCGATGTAGCAGACAGCGAAAGTGGTTTGATCATGGAACTTCTCAATCAGCAGCCACGGCCCCGGATGCCTTCGCTTCGGTGGGATGGCGGGCTTCGGTGGTGGCGCGGTCACATCAGTCATTTCAATCTCCTTTCAGTAGGGCTTGCCCGGCCTTCAACAGCGCCGGGGAAAGCTTCTTCGATTTGGCATAGGCCGCTAGGGCTTCCATCGGCTGAATCGCCGCTCCTGCCCCGGATTCGACGCCTGCATTGGCCTTTTTAGGGGCCAAATCCGGGGCAGCTATCATTTCAGGGCCGAACAGCTCGATATCGGCCCCGGCTGCCAATCGGGCGACGTTGGCCCGGATTGCTTTCCACTCGTGGAACTGGCTTCGCTTCAGATGGACGCGCACCTTCACCTGATCATGCGGATCGATCCCCTGCTGATCGCAAGACAAGTCGAATTCCTTTTCGATGTTCACGCCCTGCAAATCGACCACGTGCTTCTGCTTGGTGCGGAAGTGCAGGTCTTTCGTCGCGCCCCGATCATCAATCAGCAGCACACGCGGCTCGAAGTCATCCCCGAAGCGCACGCGATAGGGCGCACCGACATAGGTAATCTTTTTGCTGACATCCTGCGGGGCATGGACATCCCCCGAATAGACATGACCAAGAATGCGGGCGAAGAATGACGGCGGTATTCCTTCCAAGCGGAAACCGGTTTCGCTTTTTGCCCCATCGAATGTTTGGTGACAGAAGATCAGGTCCGGTTTGTCGAAGTTGATCCCCTTCCACGCTTCCTCATAATTCCGGGTATTCGGCAGAAACATGCACTGGTCCAATTCCATCGGCCCGATCAGAAAGGTCAGGTTTTGAATTTCATTCACGAAGCCGAAGAAGGGTTCAGCTTCATCAATGTAATCGTGATTGCCCCGCAAGATTACCACCGGCGCTGCCTGCCCCACGGCTGCGGTTTCATTCACGAAGCGATTGACAAGCTTGGATGGGTGGCGATCTTTTGAGTTGGTGATATCCCCGCCTAAGACGATCATGTGGGCTTTGTATTTCTTCGCCTGCTTGATCAGCCAAGGGAACAGCCCGAAGCGGTGTTCATCTTCGGGCTTATCGGTCAGGTGCAAATCGGCGGTGAACAGGATGCTCATTTGGGTTTCTTACTCCCATCACAAAGGTGGAGTGCGTTCTTGTGGTAGATACCGCAGCCCGGACAGCGATCTTCCTGCTTAATGGGTTCCGATTTAGGCTTGCGAACGCGGCTACCACCGGGGCCTAAATGATCCCGTTGGTGCTTATAAAGACCAGTCAAATTCCAACGCCGTGTCATCGGCGGGTACCGTAGCCGATGCAGCGCTCGAAGTCGAATACCGCAGCCTTCAGCTTGAAGCTGTCGAGCAGCGGAAGACTGCCCACTTTGTATTTTTCATGCAGCAAAAGATGCCCTTTCCATTCCATCAGAAGCAGCGTGCGCGTGCGGTTTTCCCTTGCGATCATCATGGGGTGCTTCTTGTGCCGGATCGCATCCCGGCAGGTCCGCTTCCAAAAGGCAGCCAATCGCCCGGTGCCCGCAAGCAGCCCACCCTGAATGTCCAAGCTTTTGTAGAACTTGCATTCGATCAGGAAGCGGTCAGCCAGCCAATTGCCTGCGGGATGAATGGCGCAAATGTCACCGGCCATGCTGGAATCGCCTTTCTTCATCTGCCGGTGACGAATGGTAGCCCGCCCGCCTGATGATGCAGATCGCCAAAAGACAGTCTCGTCCGATCCGGGCAAGACCATGCGGGAAAGCTTCTTGCATACATCCCGCTCGAATTGACCACCCTTTTGGGCACCGCGACTACCTTTCTTCTTCCTAGTTCGCTTGGTCGCCATCGTCTTCCTCATATTTGCGACGGGTGGGCAACAGATCGGTTTGCACCGAAGCCCACGCTTTCCGCAGGCCGGGCTCCAATTCCCGCCGCTTCTGATTCAGCTTGGTTGTGGTCCAATCAATCGAAGCATCAAGCAGGTCTTCAGCCTTCGCCGTAGAAAGCCCGGCGACCTTTGTGCGCTTCGCCTTCAGCAACCATTCGAGCGCGGCCTGATAATCTTCCACGCCATACCCGAACCTGATGACAAATTCGCAATCACGGAAAGCCTGCCCGATCTTGTTCTTGATGCACTTGGCCTTAATGCGGATTGCAACCGCTGCCTTGATCCCGCCCACGGTTCGAGTGATGGTTTTCAGATGCGACAACATCACCCGCTGTGACGAATAGAATTCCAAAGCCTTCCCGCCACCGACTGACACCTTTTCACCGAACCGCGCCCCGATCTTGGTGCGGACTTGCGATACGATCATCAGGTGCACGTCGCTATATTCGACATCGGTAATCAGCCGTCGAAACAGCTCACCCAGCTTCTTCTGCTTTTCCATGCCATAGGTTTCTTCGTCGATCTTCCGACGCAGCTCGGCTTCAGATGGCAAGGCATCAAGCGAATCAACTATGTACAGGCCCGGAGCACAATCGCCCTTCGCCTGCTTCAAGCAATCAGACAGATCATCGAACATGTCTTCGATGGTCCGCACTTTCCGTCGCTTGGTCTTCTTGTCGATCCCGAAGTCCACCCGGTGCAGCGGCATTCCCAACGCCTGCGCGTAAGCAGGATCAAATGCAGCTTCTGCTTCCCTATACCAAATCGGTCCCATGTATGTTCGAGCGAAATTGGTGCAAGCTTCGATTGCGACCAATGTCTTGCCCGTGCTTTTGTCACCGATGATGTTTGAGACCCTGCCCAAGGGCCAACCGCCTGATACTACCAAGTCCAGTAGCAGGCAGCCGGAAGATATGAAACGGTAGCTGGTGGTGGGCGAAGCAAAGTACAGCCCACCACCATTTGCTTCCGATTTCGGGCGAGCCCGTTCAATCACGCGCTTTGCCTTTCATCTTTTCCAAAGCCTTCCGTGCCCGCGCTGTTGGCGGCTCCTTGTCGTCGTCGTCATCGTCGTCTTTCGCCGGGGCGCGACGCTTCCCTTTGTCAAAAGGGATTTCATCGTCATCGTCGTCGGCGGGCTTCTTCTTGCGACGGGAAGACCGGTCATCGTCGTCGTCATCCGTTCGGTCCCGATCCGCAGACGAGGCACCCCCACTTCGTGGCTTCCGGCGCTCCGCAGACCCCGCACGTGAAGGGCGGTCGTCATCTTCTTCTTCCTCTTCGTTGCGCCGACCGCGCTTGGGCTTCCGATCATCGTCATCGTCGTCATCGTCAGCCTTCTTTTTCTTTCGGGTACTGCGATCATCGTCGTCATCGTCGTCATCCCGTGCGGGCTTCCGGCGCGTGGTACGATCATCATCGTCGTCCTCGTCTTCCTTGGGCTTCCTACGCTTCGGGCGATCATCACCATCGTCGTCTTCGTCTTCCTTGGGCTTGCGCTTGCGGGGCTGATCGTCGTCATCGTCGTCGTCCTTGGGCTTCTTCGGACGGCGACGGGTATCAGCATCGTCGTCATCCGCTTCAGCCTTGCGCGATCTGCGACCCGATGATCTATCGTCATCGTCGTCGTCCTCGTCTTCCTTGGGCTTCCGCCTACGGGAAGACCGATCATCGTCGTCGTCTTCTTCTTCAGCCTTGGCCCGCTTACCACGGGTTGGGCGGTCGTCTTCTTCTTCTTCTTCGTCCTTGTCCTTCTTGCTTCCAGCCGTACCCATGAAGATTTTTTCCAGATATTTACCATCGTGGAAGATCAGCAAGTCGGGGATCGGACTTTCGCTGATGAAGTCAAGCCACGCTTCCTGACGCGATTCCTTTTCAGACAGCGGGCTTGGCGACCGGTCAATGTCCACCGCTTTGTATTCGGTGTTTTCCATTGTGGTGCCGACCCTGCGGAAGCTGATGTCGTATCCTTGTTCTGGATCATCGATCAGCAGCATCTCGCCGGTCTTCTGATCTTCCGACCGCATTTGCAAATCGGTTTCGATCTTCACACCCAATCGCCAAATCTGCGGCCCGGCCTTTTCATCCTTGCGATTGATGACAAAAGCCAACCGCTGCGATTGCGCACGCAGCTTCTTCTTCGCCTTTTCGTCTTCTTCCTGTGCGTAGGCATCGCAAATCGGGCACCAGTCATCCTCTGCGTGCTTCCACTTCGGGTAATGCTTCGCCATCGATGCAGGGCACAGGTAGGACGAATTGTCCGGGCCGACACCGCGATGGATATATACCGTCAAGGCCCAATTGTCGCCCCACAGCTTCTTGTCCCATGAATAGGGCATGATGCGAAGGGACATGTGACCTTCTGGTATCTTCAGCTTCGGAGCCTTGTCTGACAGGAAGCTGTCAAAGTCACCCGATTGCTGCTGCCGGGATTTGACAGTTTCGTCAGATCGCCCGCCGTACTTGAACTTGCTCATGCTGCTTCATCTCCATTTCCGTTGAAAAAATCTGCTTCATTCAAGTCAATGCTTGCCACCCGCTTCAAATGCTCTTCACGCTCACGGAAGTACCGCCGGGAAGCGAACCCTACCCAAATGTACGCACCCGATCCCAAAAGGATCAGAAGTAAGATCACGGCAATTCCGTCAATCCACATGACACAATTCCTTTCTTTTACCGCCGACGCGGTCGGCTTTCTTCGCGCTCAGAATCAGGGCGACGATCCCGCATCGCTTCGGATCGTCTGTCCCTGATCCTGTCGGCTTCGGCTTCCGAATGCTTTTTCTGTGACGATCCCATCATCGACTTGCTCCAATAGCCTGCGACGAAGCTTTGAATCAGATCACGGATCATCCATCCCCGCTGTGAGTATTCTTCGCGCAGGGCACCCCACATTCCGACCGACAGATTGGCAGCGATTAGCTGCTTTTTCAGATCGACGATCTTGGGGGTGATTTCAATTTCCCGATCCACCGATTTGTCAGTGGCCTTTTCCCCGGCCTTGGCAGCATCCGACCGATATTGTCCATCAAGTTCTGCAATGGTCTGTTCGATCTTCAACTTCAATTCATCGCGGCGGGATTTTTCCAATTCTGACCGCTCGGCAACTGCCAAGGAATAGGTCAGTTGTCGCTCGGCCATTTCGGTGTCGAGATCGTGCTTGTCGATCTTCAACCGCTCCTTGTAAAGCTTCAGGTCATTCGTTTCATTTACCATTTGGGTGCCTTTCCTTTCTTGCCTCACTTCAACATACGATGGGTATTTTCAGCCATGCACTAGCTTGCCTACAGCCAACAAAACCGGGGCTATTCCGTTGCTCGAATGGAAAGGCACCGAAAAGGCATCCAATACCGCAAGTAACGATGCCTGATTCTTTGATTTGGGATTCAGCAGCACCGCGGTAACATAAGCCTGCACCGTATGCCGGATCGATTCGGGATTTTCGCCCTTCAGCCCGCCGATCAATTCAACAAGCATGGCCCAGGGCTGCCGATTGACCAAAGCCTTTGCCAGATCGATAGCGGCGGGAACTTCCACCACCCCTGATTTAAGCAGGCTGCGGGCTTCTTCCCGATTCTTGGCGGCATGGCATATCCCCAAGTTGACAAGGCCCACGCGCGGGCTTCCCAACGCGGCCTTGGCGCATACATCAAGGATGGATTCCCACTCATCGTTGCCCCGGCCCCACTTTTCAAGCTTGGCTACCTTTTCCAGCAGCCCGAATATCAGCCCTTGATCGACAGGCGAGACACCGTAGCGGGTGCAGCGGGATTGAATGTTCGCCGGAACCTTCGCCTGATCAGTCGTGCAAAGGAAAATGTAAATCCACGGCGGTGGCTCT